ATTCACCTGATGGTATTCCACTGCCAACTTATCAAAAGATGGTTGAGTTCACTGATAAACATTTTCCAAATAGTTGCGACGATGTTTGGGATGCAACCGAAAGTGGCGAAGGCAACAACGGTGTATGCATCTTTCTTGATGAAGATTTTGCTGGTGAATTGAAAAAATAAGTATTGACTTTTTTATAAAAAACAATCATTCTATTCTATATGGGCTACTCACATTATTTTAAAAACAAACCTGCTTTCACTGATAGTCAATGGGCTGCATTGACTGAGGATGTAAAGAAACTGATTAAAAATTCAAACGTGCCGTTGGGTGATGCCAATGGTGAAATTGGCAGCAAGCCAGTTTTTAATACTCGGCATATCATGTTCAATGGTATCGGTGACGATTCGCACGAAACTGCTGTTGTTTACAAGGGTGCAAGTGAATTTGAGTTTTGCAAAACTGCTCGCAAGCCATATGACAGTGTTGTGGTTGAGTTCTATAAGCTCATTCGCAAGCACGCTCCAAGCACCATCTTGAATTCCGATGGTGGAGATGAAGTGTTTGGTGGTCAAAAGATCATGATCAATGGTCAATACACCTATTTGACTGGACCAGTTGATGTGAAGGTGGGAGACACTGTGTTTTTGCCTAACTATTATAACAATGGGCCTTCTTGGGAAGCTGTTGTTACTGCTATTGGAAGTGATTACGATGGAGACTGCAAAACCATTTTGGGTGTTGTGCAAAAAGGCCCAGAAACAAACCCATTTGATAATGATAACACGGCTGAAAAAGACATTCAAACAATTTTGTTTGATAAGTATCGGCTGAGATCAACTGATGCGGCTGCTGCAAGTTTGGAAATTATCAATATTGTTTGCAAGCATCTATCTAAATAAGTTTGATATTTATTGTTATGGTAAATAACATTTTTGAGAACATCGGCGGAAATAAATTCAAAGTTGTGAATGAAACAACATTGAGTCGTGTATGGCAACATGTCACCAACAGCGAAAGTTTTGCTGTTATTTCTCCATTCAGAAATGAAAATACTTTAGAAAAAAACCTAGAGTTGTTTGCACAATTAAAAGCGGATGTGCGTGCTTTGAAGCATGGATATATTGAGCAAAAGTCTGGATACACATATGATGATGGCACTCCCGCCGAAGAAAGATCATTATTTATTCCAGAAATTTCATTTGATGATGCAGTGAAGTTGGGTAAAAAATATGTTCAAGAAACCATCATTTATAAAGATGCACAACAGTTTGTTCTTTATAATCCAACGTCAAAACAAATTGTGATGAACTTTTCCAAAAAGGATGCTGTTACATTCAATCCAGATGTTCTGAAATATGCTTATTCTCAATTCTTAAACAGCAGAACCAAAAACTCTATGAAACCATTTGCATTTGTTGCAACAGAAGAATATCATATACCCAGTCGCGCAGATTCATATGCAGCAATGAAAGAAAACAAAGGTTTGGCTACTGGACAATGGAAAGTTTTGTTTAGTTATTGACTTTTATAAAAACACTGTTAGTGTTGGGATAGTCAATCAACAGAAGCCGTAGCCTAGCGGACGCGAGGTGGGATACTGCCAGCGAAGCATTGCAGAATGAATTAGGTCATGATGCAGTTGATTGACAAGTTCTTTTATAATATTTTTTGTGGTGAAGCAAAGCATGGAGCAGCCCTTCCTAGTGCTGGGTATTAGCGGTTGAAAACTACCGCCGCCACATTAAAACTTTCTGAGGATTGATCTCCTTGGACTCTCACGCTCCTAACAAACTTCACGAACCTATTGATGTTTTGGTTGCCGACAGTTATAATCTTGATAATAATGAAATAGGCATTGGTCAAGACTGTGCGGCGACGTTGGGTGTTGTGAGAGAAATTTTTACCGTAGCGAGTAGTCTCGTAGTGGGTGGCGAAAAACTTTATCACGCCAGATTTGTCTTGCTTTTTATAAAATTTAGTTCAATATAACAACATGGCTCGTAAATCAATTGCTCGCATTGTTCGTCCCTCTGGTATTGAAACCAGTGGCAATGGAAAATATTTTTATTGGAAATGCATTGTTTCTGGTCAAGAAACATTTGCTCCAGAACCACGCTTCAAGGATGTGGTCAAGAAATATGGCACTGAAGAAAAGCTGTTCAAGACTTATGTGCTGCGACCTGTGCAGAAATATGTGGATGCTGGATGGGATTCTGACAGCATATTAGCCATTCTAAAAGCAAATGATGGCAAGCTGCCAGCATTAAACAATAAGTCATCCAAGCCTGCCAAAGCATCCAAGAATCTACCTGTATGTGAGGTTGAGCTAGTCAAACAGCCAGAACAGCCCAAGGTGTTGATTTTTCCTTGGAGCGGCAATCCTGACTACTTCAAGAGTCCGCACGTGCCTCTCAATTTTGAGAATGAAACTAAAAACAGTTGCGTTTATCCCAATCGCAATCTCAATGATCGTTGCTTTGGCTGTTCTGTTTATGATGTATGCCAATCGTCTGTCAAGTATTCTTTGACAGATATGCATAAAAAAACCATCGCAGGAAAAGTTGCCAAGTTGAAGTCATTCTAAAAAATAAGAGTTGCATTTTATAAAAAAATAGTCATTGTTTTATTTATGGATCTTAAAACCAAAGCCAAACGCGCCCTCTTATTTCACGCAAAAGCCAAAGCCGCTGCTAAGGTTGCTTTCTCTGCCTACGTCGCCGCCATTGAAGCCAGATCCAGCAAGACCGAAATTGACAAACTCGGTAACGCCTACACCGCCGCCAACGACGCGGTTGCCGACGCCTATTCCGAACTACTGGATGCGGATCGCGCCGTTGAATACGCAAGCAAAGATTAAAAATAAGTCTGGACATTTATAAAAACTCTGTCATTGTTTTAAACATGGAACTTAAAACTCTTCGCCAAACCGACCTCATTGTTTCAAGCATTCGCAAAGTGTTTGAAACAAATGACATCAATAATCTCACCAACTCTGCTTACAAGTTTCTTTATTTGTCAAGCGGATTTATTGCTCACTATAATCTTTATGGATTTCGTGGTGCTTATGCAGATGTGAATGATCTCAAGGCTCAATTGGCTCAAAGTTATGCAGCAAATCAATGGAGCAATTTTCGACCAGGTGAACGTGATTATCATTACATGATGCAAAAGAAAGAAATTTACAATCGAATCTGTGCATTGTTTCAGAATGAAGGATATGAATTGAATAGGAGTTTTTGGTAAAAAATAGAGTTGCTTTGTTTTATTTTCTGCTCGACTTTTATAAAAACTCATACATTATCTATAATATGAACTACAACTATCCTTACCTCGCTGGTTATTTGGAATCTACTCTGAAAATGCTTGCAACAGATTATGATTTTCTTGCTCTCAAAGACAGTGAATCTCGTCAAAATTATGTGCGGGTTCGTATCAAAGAAGCATATGAAAGTATGCTCAAAAACCCAAACTAAAAAATAGTCTTGCTTTTTATAAAAACTCTGCTACAGTAATAAAGTAATAAAAAACAACAACAATAATATGTCCAATACAACTGCCACTGCCACTGCATCCAAGCGCATCAAGTATGGCTTCACGCTCAACTTTCCTAGCAAGCCTTTCACGGTCAAGAGCCTGACATCCACGGGCAACCATCCCAAGTATATCACTGCGTATATGCGCGTGAAGAAGGCTCTGGCGGCTGGCACCATCACTGTGGTTGGTGCAAAGACGCCTGCCAAGGCTCGGCGTGGTGCGCGTGAACTGATCTTCACTCGGGCCGATGCCAAGACTGCTGTGCCCCTGACATCTGCGGTTGAGGCGGTGGCGTCTGACCTTTGCTGACTGAACATGGTCCACCAGAAAACGGTGGACCATTTATTTTTCATGACGCAAAAGCAAATCATAAAATCACTCAATTCTGCAACATTGTTGTTTGAGAACAACATAAAGGTGGCTGGCTTTCAGAAAGTAAAGTCGGCATATCGCGTCATTGATGCGTATTATCATCATGGTCTGGGCATCGTCGTGAAGCGACCTGCGCTCATCCTAGAACCCCGAACGCCGTCGTTTCTGTGCGTTCCTACGACCAAATTGCAGCGAGGGTGGGTTGTGCAGCCAATTGTGAAGAAAACCCGCTTAAAAGAGGCTGTAGGGGTGCTGCTGAGGCAACTGGCACCATACATCGCCAAGGGTTATGCTCCTGACCTACATCATGGAAACGTGGGCTGGCTGCGTGAAAATGGAAAAATGGTTCCTAAAATGTATGATTGGTGATTGACTTTTATAAAAACTCTGACATATTTCTAAACATGAACAAGACCGACACTATTGATGCTCTGAAAAATGATATGCCGCTCACGGATTTTATTCGTGGCGTGAACAAGAAAATCAGTGATTATTGGCAACGCAACAACTTCACGCACAATGATGCTCCCGTGGTCATGGTTGACAGCGTGGGCGAGCGTTATGCCAAACTTGCTAAGTGTGAGCGCGTGCCGCATCGCACTGGTCCGCTCAAAGCCGTTGGCGTTTATTGCTTCTATGACGTAGCCACTGGCGATTTGCTCAAAGGCACTTGGAAGGCTCCTGTTGCCAAGGGCGTGCGCGGCAACGTCAAGGATGCCAACGTGCTGACCAAATTCACTGAATATGGTCCTGCGTATCTTCGCTAAAAAATAGAGTTGCTTTTTATAAAAACTCTGCTACTATCATTATTTCAGTCAAACAACAACACAATACCTATGATCAATCCTCCTAACAACACTATCTTTCAGTATGTTCGCAACCGGCGACGGCAAAAAGTCGGCGTGGTCGTCGCTGTGAAGCGGCACGACAATACAGTTGGCTTTGGCTACAGCCTGTGTGCCACCAACCGAGGCGACAAGTTCAACCCAGAACTGGCGTTGAACATTGCGCTTGGTCGTGCCGAAGCGTTTCCGCACTTTGATGATGAAATTCCAAGTAGCGTAGAAAATGATTGGAGTGAAATTCTGCATCGTTCTGAGCGATATTTCAAGGACGTTGAGATTGTGTAAATAAATTTCAATGATGGGGTGCGCATATCAACTCACGCACAATTTTTATTCATGAAACTCAAACGATTCACAAAGCAGCAAGTTATTGAATTTGCCAAGAAAAATTTAGCAACAAGCAATTATGCTTTCTCTGAACGCAGTGGAAAATACATTGTTAGTGTGCCAAAGAAGAAAAAATAAGAGTTGCTTTTTATAAAAATTCTGTCATTGTTTTAAATATGAAAGCAACCATTCTTCCCAACGACATTTCAGTTGTTTACTCATATCGTCCAGATGTTCAGCGTGAATTTCTTACTGTTGATGTTCCAAATGGTTGGGATGATGTAAAGAAGATCAGCAAAAAAGTGTTGAGCTATGATGGTCGCAAATTCACTTTTACTGCTTGGAACAGCGACACGCTGAAATGTCATTTTGTTCGCAGCTTGGTGGGTGGCATTGAGCCAATCGCAACTTTTGATAAATAAGTGTTGCTTTTTATAAAAACTCTGACATTATTCTAAATATGAACAAATCACCAAAACCCGGTTATTACGTTGAAAATAAAGAAGGTTTTATTTATCTGTATCTCAGGGCAGAAAATAAGTGGGTTTTTCTTTCACCCGATTCGATAGAAGAAGAAAGTGGCTTTCCGAATTATGACAGCAAAAACTTGCTCAAGCGTTGCAAGTATGTGGGCAAGGGTCTCAACGACCTGATCAAACACGTTGTGAACAGCAAATTGGCAAAATAAGAGTTGCTTTTTATAAAAAAATAGTCATAGTATTACTCATGAAACTTCATTCAATCGTCATCCCACATAAGGGCAGGTTCAAGGGCTTTCAGTGTATGGTTGTTGGCCACTACGGAGATGGAAGTAATTTGGTCAAGATTGCTTATGGAAATGATGCCACTTATGAGTGGCGTGTTGATCTGGAAATTGTCCGCCCTTTGCCATGTAAGTCCAAAACCTCCGAAGAATAAATAGGTCTTGCTTTTTATAAAAATTCTGTCATTGTTTTAAATATGAACTCCTCAATCACCTTCACCGAAAAGGGTCTGTTTCTGCTCGCCGTCACTGCTCTGGAGCTTGACAGCACGCCCCAGTATAGCGTTGATTATGACAATATGACAATCAACACCGATGATGTTGATTATCTCGTGGACTTGTTGCATGAGCAAGGCATTGTTGATTTCGGTAGCTCTGGTGATGACAACGAGCCTGACCAGTTTCGCCACGACGGCGAGGCTGATGCTGACGCTCTGCGTTCCGCTGGCTATGATGACGAGGAAAACTACTGCCCGTCGATTGACAGCTTTGGTGGGGAGGACGAGTAAAATGTATCTTGTAGGCGACAGATTATCATTTCCTCATAACTGTTCAACAAGCACAGGCACTGTTGCAGTTATTCATGAAAATCAAAATATGTCATTGACATATTGGGTTGATGAAGACAATGGTGACAATGTGCTGCTGTTTGATGATGCTATAAATGTATCACTTATTGAACCAGAATTTCTTGACTTTTGATTTTTTCGTTGGGTTCATAAGAAAAGAGGAGGCATAAAAAACCTCCCCTTTTTTCTTGCTTTTTATAAAAACTCTGACATTGTTTTAAGTATGAACCTCACCAAAGCAGATTTTCAGAACGACTTGAACAAAGCAACTGTTATGGGTGCAGCCGCTTTTCAGCGTGGCATCTTGTGTGCTTGTGCATCTGATGTTGAGTTTAGTTATTTCATCAAGAAATACAGCACAGCTGATTGGAAATTTACCAAGCAACTGTTGAAGCTCATGGATGCTTGGCAGCGTGGTTGGACCGTTGAAAATTTAAAATAAGTCTCGCTTTCTATAAAAACTCTGCTATTGTTTTAAATATGAAAATTATCATCAACTTTGAGAGAGAGCTTGGCCGGTTTCCTACTCAACTTCGATTGAGAATTTGGATGCGGTTTACTGATTGCTCATATGAAGAGTTCCACGACTATCTCGACAAGAACTCTGAACGGCTTATGAAAATGAGACTGAGTTATGACGTAGGGCACTCTGACAAAGTGATTTACTTTGTTGATTGAAAAAATAAGTCTCGCTTTTAATAAAAAATCATACATTATCTTATTTATGAACTCTAAATCAATTATCACTGGCGTTGAAATTGGCAACATTGTGTTTGAGCTGGACGAAGCTTGTGCTGCTACGAGAATCACAGAAGACGAGCATAAGTTCGCAGTTGATGCAGTTGTTGCTGCTTGGAAAGCTCAACTATCATCCAAAAAAGTAAAATAAGTCTCGCTTTTAATAAAAACTCATACATTATCTTAAATATGAAATCTTGGAAAACTGAAGTTTGCACAATGTATCAAGGCGAAAAATCTTGGGCAAGCAATGCTCTGCGATTTGCCACCAAAATTGAAGCTGAAAAAGCTGGGCATGAGCTGCTTTCTCGTTGGTATGTTCCAATCAAAAGTCGTGCTGCACAATCAGAAGATGCAGTGAATTATATTTTTGATGACGCCACTGGTCGTCCAGCACCAATATCTGTTTGACATTTATAAAAACTCTGCCATAGTCATAAACATGAACTTCATCACCACCATCTACGCTCAAAGTGTTTATGACCCGCGTGAACAGGTAGAACGCACATATACCGTTTCAGCAGAGTCCAAAATTGAGGCCGAGATCAAAGCCTTGAATAAGTTTTGGAACGAAATTGATTGTATTTCATACAGTTACGTTGATCAAGATACCGAAGAAGCTTCTTGACCTTTTATAAAAACTCTGTCAGTGTATTCAACATGAAGACCAACTCGCCAATCAAACTTCGCAGCGTGTTCAGCTCTGGCATGAATCTGGGCAATCAGATTCACAAAACCAAAAAAGGCAAAGGTGCCTACACTCGCAAGAACAGAAACAACAAGTGGCAGTAAAAATAGAGTTGCTTTTTATAAAAAAATAGTCAGTATATATAACATGAAAACCGTAGATGATCGCAATGAATCTCAGAAAATCACTCACAAGTGGGCAATCGTTGCCAAGGACAAGTGCATGAGCGGCTGGGGTGGAGCAAGAGGTGGAGCCAGCCGTGTGGCTTGGGCTGTGGAATCATATGCTAGTGTTGACAAGCTATTGAGCTGGGTCAAGTCGCGCAACGAAATGAAATATGTTAATGTCGTAAATTTGAATGATTATCGTGCTCCACGCAGCACAGCACATTTTCATATCTATGTTGCAAATGCCAGTCATCCTGCGTTTGACTAAAAAATACTGTTGCTTTTTATAAAAACTCTGTCAGTATTCTAAACATGAAGATCACCAAGCACACCACAATTGCTCTGACAATCGACGAGATCAAGCAAAGTCTGTCTGACTATCAATCTGAGATCATGCATGAAATGCTGCTTGAGTATTTCAATCTTCCATATAATTCTGGCAAATTTTGTGGAGATGCATCTGTTGATAAACAAAAACTTATGGAATGGTCCAATTTGCTTGTGAAAGGCACTCATAGTGAGGAGTTTAATAAACTCAGCAATGGTCGTTGGATTCATACGCCATCATTTAACAGTGGATTTGTTGAATTGATTGAATCTTTTCCACATATGTTTTTGAACACATCTTTGTTTGATGGTCTAGATGCCAAGGATTTTAGCGTTAAGATTATGCATGACAATGGCGATGAGACATTCGTCAACAGTCAAAATATTCTCAACAACATTTGATTATTGTCTCGACTTTTTATAAAAACCAGTCATAGTTTACAACATGAACTCTATCTTTTCTCCTGATCTGGTAAACAAGCCCACGGTTGTCAATGGTCCCAAGGTTGGCGACATATTGGTCAGCATCAGTGGCTATGAAGCCAGCATTGCGTCGTGGGCCAAGGTTGTGGCCGTAACTGGCAAAAGCGTCAAGATTGTGCGCTTGCCTGCTGACAACAAATACAGTGGCGGCGGTGGCATGGAATGGATCAGCACGCCTGCTACGGATCGCATCAAGGGTGATACTGAAACCAAGCGGTTTACTGCTGATGGCGACGGCTATCGCGTCAAGAACAACAGCTACAGCAACTTTTATGTGTGGGGTGGCAAGCCAATTTCTTGTTATAACCACCACTAAGATTTAGGTTGAGAGTGTTCATAGTTGAGGGAGTCGCGTGGTGGCGACTCCCTCTTTTTTTTATACTTTTGTCTGGACTTTTTTTTAATTTAGTTCACTATTACTTTTATGAACGACAACGATTTTCAAGAACTGGTAGATAAGCTTTTCATTAAGCACGCAAAGCGTCTCGGCGGCGATCATTGGGCCAAGGGCGATCTTGGATTGGATGAATACTGGGTCGTTGATTTCGCCAAGGAACTAAAGGAGATTCTAGAAAATCAAAAGAAGTAATTTCTTGACTTATTATAAATAATAGATCAATCTAAGTGTATGAAATTTGTTATCTTCAACAATGTCGCCAATTTGAAAACCTACAACAACACTTGGATTGTTGTAGCACCCAATACATCATATAAACTGTTGAACATTCAATTTGATGAATATGGTATCATACGTTCAATTGTTTTTTCTGTGAACAATGACATTGTTGCTTTTGAACGCAGCAATGTTACTGGAAAATTTGGCAGCAATTTTGCATTGAGTGCTTGACATTTTATAATAAGTAAGTCAGTATTTATAACATGAAATCCAAGAAACTTACCAAGACATACTTTGAACTCTACACGATTGGTGCCACAAGTGGTTGGGGAGAATATGACGATGAAACCTTGGACACCACACTCAAAACACTCAAATCTGCTATGAAAGAAGCAAAAATTCTGGCCGAGGAGGGTCAAACTGTCAAGATCAAGCAGGTCAAAGAATTGCTGTTTATCAAAGGTGAAAAGGCTGCTTGACATTTATAAAAAGTAAGTCATTATCTCTCTTATGATTTACACGCGAACCACAGACACCTCTTTCAAAGCGCATTTTAAATCGAATGTAAACTACTCAATCAGAGCGTTCAAGAAAGAAACCATCACTCTTAAGTTAATTGTAATTCTACTTTCGTTCGCTCTTCCATTCGCTTGGACGTGGTATGCTTTAAAGCGTTCACGAAATAAAGAAGGTGTGCTTGTTCCAAAGGCTTGACTTTTATAAAAACTCTGTCAGTATTTATAACATGAAATCATTCCTGCTCTTATTCGGCTGCTTGCTCTCTATCGCTGGCTTTTTTATTTACAACCATTCTATTGGGCAAGGTAAATACCGTAAATTGGCATTACTGTTGTGCTCTATTGGATTGATTCTCTCATACATTGGCAGCACCCTATTTTAGTATTTATAACATGAACTTAATTTACGTCTATTCTCTAAACTATATTTTGCTTGGTTCATTTTATGCCGCAAACGGTTATGGTATTAGCCAAGAGGGAGCACAACGAGTTGTTAACCCAAATACACTGGGCGAAATTCAGAGGAACGAAAGACTGAGTCAGGTCGTTTTTTCATCCATAATGAAACAAACTAAAGTAATTGTTAAGCGTATGGATTGATTGAAATTTGGTTTGACATTTATAAAAACTCTGTCAGTATTTATAACATGAAACTTAAAGACCTTATCAAGCAACTCAACGACATCAAGAAAGTTCACGGTGGAGACATTAGCTGTGATGTTATGAACGGTGTAACTGGTCGATTTTCTGGCATAAATGCGCTTGATCTTATTTATCCTATCGGCGCGAATGGCGCATATGATCGTTCCAAGTCGCCCATTGGAATCTGGGTTGGCGACCATAAAAATCCTTGACATTTTATAAAATCTAACTCATAGTTTAGAACATGAAACCAACATCATTCTTTGATTTGCCTTGGGCTTTGCAAGACATTTTACTTTCGGAAATGGACACTTTGGATTATGACAGTTATGAATATAGTCGTGCTGAATGCATTCATGACATTAGCAACGGAGATGTGAGCGACAAAAACAAATATATTATAGATAATTTTTATAAGAATGTTAGTGTTGAGCACTTGCAACTGCGTGCAAAGCAATGTAAAGAAAGTCATTTGCTTGCAATCAGCGCGTTGGATAAAATAATTGGTTGACATTTATAAAAAGTAAGACACTATCTATAACATGAACCTCGTTAATAACAAAGAAATCAAGTTCAAGAACGGTCTGGTTATTCCTGTTGGCACAAAATTAAATGTAATCTTCAAGGATGGTGGCACTGTTTGCGCACTGGCTGGTGGCAGTGCTGGCGGCGTTCCTGTGACAGTGAAGCTGCGTTGCTCTAGTCTGCCACGCTACTTCACTAAGTTCAAGGCTCCTTCGCTCAAGACCATGGAAAAGTGGAGCGACGATGGTGTTGCCAAGTCAATGCTTGGTCAGGTAGTTGAGCCAGACGGCTATGACAGCGAAGGTAGTCCAAGTTGGATGCTTGTTGCGGGCATCATTTAAATAAAACAGGGGGCAATAAAAAGCCCCTTTTTTGTGCTTTGTGCTTTACTTTTTATAAATAATCGTCATTGTTTAGAACATGAACTCCACCATCAACACTGCTCCTGTTCGGTCAACCTTCACCCGCGTCTGCTCCACCAGCTTCATCAAGAATCTGGTCAAGGAGGCCAAGCGGGTGGGCTATGCCGTCAACATACTGCGCGACAGCGACATGAACAAGGGGCCGGTATATGGCTATCAGGTCTTTGACCCGAGCCACGACAACTCCTTGGTCTTCAAGGCCATCGCCGTTCGTCCCGACACTTGGGGCACGACCTTCAGCAAGGTTTACTGGCAAGAGCCGACGGTCTGACGAGAGGGTGGCGTGGATCACGCCACCCCCGCACGGGGGGATGGGGGGACGGTGGCTTTAACCCCCCACCCCTCCCCCCTCTAGGTGGGGTGTTTGGTGCCTTCTAGGTGGGGTAAACCCCCACCCCCCACGGGGGTCCATATTCATTCTCTATTCGAGGTCAATTTTTCTTATACACTTTTCGTATATACGAAAAGCATATGTTGTGCATGTATTTTTCATATAGTTAAAATTTCATATATCCTATACACACTTTTATGATATTATACCCTATTTTTTGAATTTAGAATTTTTCTAATTTTTGTTTATAGGATTTTTGTATATATGATATTCTATATGTTAGTTCTTGATAACATATCTACCCATATCATATACTCTTCTTCTTATATAGATTTTTTGTAATTTTAAATTTTCCTTTGACAGATTTTCTGGCCAACCATTTCTCATAAGATCAGAAAACTCGTGTGAGTGTTCTCTGTGTATATCAAAATACAATGCGTCATTAAAGAATATTTCTTCTTGTATCCGAGATTGAGTATATACTTCAGGTTTGGTTTTCTTTTTAGGCTTTGACATATACTCTTCATATCTAAGCTGATATAGCCTATTTTCGATTATATCCATGTTTATTGGCATAATATATTGTGTATTTTAATATGTGGCATTTCTCCAACGCTGGAACATTTCTTTTCGAAATTCTTTGGTTTCTGGTCTATATGTAAATTTCCATCTATTTCCCCGCCATTTAGCATATTTTATATGACAAAATAGTTCTTCGAAACATTCATCGTTCCATCCAAAGGATGCTTCCCATTCGACTACTTCATCCTCGGATATAATACTTGCGTCATCATTTATCCACGCTTGATATGAAATTTTGAATTTCTTTTTAAATTTTCTAGCATGCCACTTGTTTAATATAATTTGCCCTGTCGTTGGCGGCAATTTTAGCATATCAAGTCTACGTTTGATTGTTTCTAAATTAAATAGCATATCTTTTTTAGTTGTGGCATATATCATGAACATGTTTCATAATAAGTCAAGATTGATTTTTTGTTATATAGTTTTTGTATATATCAACATAAATGTCTTGAGCATATACTTATTGATATATATGAAACCAAATATCTCCGAAATTGGAAAAATTGTAAAAGACATGACCAAAGATGTCACTTCTGCACCAAACTATAATGCAGCTGCTGCTGAGATTGTGAAACAGGGTATTGTTGACAAGACCAATGCTCGTATGGGTTATGAAACAGTTTTGACCAAGCCACTGGGTAGAGTAACACCACCAAAACCGCTATAATGTCAGTAGTTTCGTATATTTATATTTATAAAATATATGAACAAGCCCAGATTGCCATTTGATATAGAATTTTTGTTGGAAAGTATATTGGATGAATCTCCTGACAGAATTGATTTGTCGGGAAATTCAAATGATAAAACAAAAAAATCTGATGCAGAAAGACTAAACAGTCTTGGTGCAGCTGTGCCAAAAACTGGTGCAACATTCAAATATTTATCTAATGATGCTTATGCTTTTTTCTTTGATGTTGAAACTGGTGTAATAATGTATTCTGAAAAAAACACCCATGGCAGCATGGAAGAAATGTTGCAAACAGCTTCACATAAAGCCACCTTATATGCCGCCACGTTCAAAAACATGTATAAAATCAAGCGTGATGTGTTTGGTAATATATCTGCATATTCATACGCAGAAAAAGAAGATGATGGTGATGATGCAGCAACTGTGGGTTTTGTTGGTTTGCAGCAACAAGGTGATGATGTTGAAACAATCAGAAATTATTTACACAACAATAGACTGCGTTTTCGTCAATTGAATATTCGAGGAAACGCGGACGATTCAGCCACTGTTCCGGCTGGTAGAATTTGGATCAAGAAAAATGCAATCAGTTTTTGGAACAGCAAGGATGAAATTGTAAATGAAAATTTCCAACTTGTTGAAAAGTTGATGAGTGCAATGAAACTTGATAAAACAAAGTTTGCTTATGAATTTGTGGACACGCGAGGTTTGTTTGCATATTCAGAACTTGTGGGCAATTCAAACAAAGAAAAATTGAGTCCAGAAGAAATAAAAAAACTATTGGCGGTTCAACATCTGGATTCAAAAGCAAAGAAAAAATTAGCTGGATCAACATATAAAGCAGATCACTTGAAAAAAGCTGCCAAAGGGTTTGATTATGCTGCTAGAGCAGATGCTGCTGTACCAGCACTGGAAGGTCATATCAAACTAAAAGATTTGATAAATGAAGATCCTGACGCTGTGGTTGGTTTGTCGGGAAAAGAAATTTCTGAATGGACAGATGCAGATGCTGTTGCTTTTATTATCACACAAAAATGCAGCATAGTCAATGTGGGTGGAATACACGCTGACATCATGGATACAATGGAAACTTTGTATATATATTTACTGGACCGCCCAGATGCCAACGACGCAAGTTTGCAAAGAAGACTTGAAAAGAATGGCATAAATACCGACAATATAGTTGCGTTAAGAGAACTGTTGACGCAACCAAGTGCATTTCATGAATATTTAAAAAACGGCGGCAGAACCGGAAACCAAGGTATTAATTTCAGAAACATACAAGGAACAATTTTTGGTCGTTTGTGGTATAGAAAGAAACTGATGAGTTTTTGGAATAATACACAAAAAGTTGTGAAAAATTGGAATTGGGTAAAAAACTTTTTCAAAAACATGCATAAAGAAACTGGCGACTTGAATGATTATGAAGTTGATTGGTTGGAAAGAAGTTACGGCAATGGATCAACAACTCCACTCACCAAAGCAAGTAATGTTGATGCCAACACCGGCAAGCCAGATGCAAATCAAAAAGATTTTATTTCTACACTGTTTGGTGATGTGAAAAAAATCAAATCATTGCCACCAGAAGAAATTGAAAAATTGAATAAAAAGATTCATTTGTTGCCACCAGCAAAAAAGCGTGAAGCATTGTTGGCAATGGGATACAAAAATATAAAAGCAATTGAAATCGCAGATGCACTTGGCATAACTGTGGCAGAGTTTAATAACATAATGAATGTGAATGAAGGAGATATATAATTTATGGTAAGAACAATACCACTGCATGGAAATCCAAATGGTCAAGTTTTTGGCACCATAGGATCATTGATAGAAATGAACGATGGATTAAAATATGTGAAAATATCTGGCGATTCTTCAAATATTGGATGGAGAGCGTATAATGTTGCACCAACTCCGACGCCTACGCCAACTCCGACATCAACACCAACTCCAACGGCTACGCCGACACCAACGGCTACGCCGACACCAACTCCAACTGGAGGAGGTCCGACACCAACCCCTACTCCGACATCAGGACAAAGAGTGTTGAATATATCACCCGCAATAGGATCAAAAACAACATGGAACTTGGATGTGGATGGACCTTTGACTGTATCTGGTTATAACACGTGGACAATTTCTCCGGCGGTGGGTGCGTTTAACGTGTATATTGATATCAACGGCGCTGCGGGGGGCGCTGGTGGAGATTCGACATATTCCGGTGGAGTTGGAGGAAAAGGGTCGCGATTCTCAGGAGGTTTCGGTTTGGATGGAACATATAAATTAATTCCAGGAAACGTGGGTGGTAGTGTTGGGTATTTTGCATGGGAGGGCGGAGAGCCCGGTGCTGGGTATTACAGCGGTGGGCGTGGTGGAGTTGCTGCTATGGGAGAGGCATTTTCAACTGGCGGGGGTGGTGGAGGTGGAGCTTCGGTGATTTTAAATGGGTCTGATGAATTACAAATCGGTGTGGGTGGTGGCGGTGGAGGTGGTGGCTCTAGTAACGCCGGTCCAGTCGGGCCGTCATACGGTGAGTGGCAAGATATATTGTTTATTGCAATAGATGGTCCTTCCGGTCCTCAGAATCATAATACCAACACATATGGTCCCGGCCAAGGTGGTGGTGGTGCGGGAGGTGGTGACGTGGGAATTTCCTTCATACGAGGCGGAAGCAGCGGCGGTGGGGTATATGAGACAGGAAACCAAGAAAGTTTGGCAACCGGCAATGGTTATATCACAATTTATGTCTAACACAATTGCATCACACGGGACACCATCGGGAAGCGTATTTGGAAAACTTGGAGAAATTATTGGCACCGACGAAGGACTTGCTTATCTAAAACAAGAATTTGATTCTCGCAATATTGGCTGGGGAGATCCGTATGTTTCAGATGTAACACCAACACCAACGCCAACACCAACACCAACAGTTGATGCAAACATGTCCGCATCGTTTTCTTGCAATGAAATACAAATCACTGGTTCAACAAAATGCTATGGTAATGAAGTAAAGTTGGTTTGGCGAATAGACTCGCAATCACAAACAGCATATACACTTGATTGGGATCGTGCTGCAACAACACTCGATCCTGTGGTTTTTAATGGAAATGTAGTAGCAGCAACATTGACAACTGGACAATCTTATAATATCACATCAAACTTCCAATCCGGAACATATATTCTTTCATATATGCGTACAACTAATATACCGGATACTGTGCGTATGAGAGTGACAAAAGTAACTGGAAATGGTTTGAAAAAAGCACAATTATTTTCATACCGTTCTGGTTCATACTCAACAAATTTAAAAGTTTTTAATGCATCCGGGTATTATCAATATCACACCAGAAATCTTAGTACGGGTGGATCTGATAATATCAGTGAAATTATCAACGGAGTTACAACTCAATCTTTAACGGGGTCTGGAGCATTTCCATGTGTTGATTTGTTGGAAGTTGTGAGTTATAATGATGTATTTTCATTTGATCCAGAAAATGTTGTTGATTGTGTTGCCGCACCAACTCCGACGCCAACAGCAACGCCAACGTCCACTCCGACACCAACACCAACGCCAACAGCAACGCCGACACCAACTCCAACAGCAACCGGTCCAACGCCAACACCAACGCCAACACCAACCGGACCAACCCCAACGCCGACTCCCACACCAACGGCAACTCCTACGCCGACACCAACAGCAACGCCTACACCGACGCCAACGGCCACTCCGGTTCCAAGTCAACGAATATGGATGGACTATGATTCGGTTGGTCGAGTATCTGCATCGTGGGAGAATTCCGGAGGAGGACCGACGATTGTTTCTTCAACTGGAACTCCATACACCACCGCTGTTAACGGAGTTTGTATTGTTCAAAATTCACTTCGTCTTGTGTATGGAACAAATTTGAGAACTTCCGCGTGTTCATCAACATCGGACCCAAGATTGGATTCGCGTCAGATTGATGCAACTTGTAATCAGCAGGGTAATTACAATTTTGATTATACCGACCCATATGGTGTAACCAGAAACGCAAGTAGCACGTCCGGAACTCCAAATGGAAAAGTGTATTCTGTTGCATGCGGAGTTGCGATAACAACCCAGTATACAGGAACCGCCGCCACGTCATCTCGCGCTTGTTAATACTTTATAGTAAATAATGTACGACACAATCCTTTGATATAAAACACAGGATTTCTTCTCAATCTTATACATTTTATTATGCACAAACAATGCATACCAGCGTGCCTCATTCTATCAAAAAATGTGTATATGCTATTTTTCATGAGGGGTTATTATAAATAGTATATTTACGAAAAAAGTGGTTGACTTTTATTAAATGTGCAGCCAGTATATACAAGATGAATAAAACATCCAATACAACTAAACAAACTCGCGGCGTTGGTCGTCCCAAAAACAATGTTTCTGTGGACACTGAACAACCTGTTAAGATGGTTGGGCTACCAGCCATGATTGAGCCCACAATTCATGATATTACAGACGAACTGTCTATGCTCGACAGTTATGCCTATTCTCAGTATAACGACTAAAAAACAAAAAGTATGCAAAATAACACAGTTGACAATCAAACTGAACCAGCAATGTATGCCATTTTTCGGAACGGCATCCGCGTAAGCGATTCGGAGTATGACTCCAAGCTAGATGCCCAAAGGGAATATGAGTATTGGGCGGGTATTATCAAGCGCAATCCAGATGGTAGCAAGCTTGATGTTCGTCAACTCAACTATCGTCGTTAATTTATGACTGGACTAAAGCAAAAAATCCTGCTGGCAACCTCCGAGGAAGAGGTGAAAAGTCTGCTGGCAGAAGGTAAAACATACGAGTTTGCTAGTCGCAAGACGCGCAACTCGTGGGTAAATGCAGCACGCAGAAAGTCTGCTGGTGAGAAGTATGTTGCCACCAAGACCGAGAGGCCCAAGAAAAAGGCTCGCCGTAGCCGATAAAATATAGGGGAGCATATGCTCCCCTTTTTTATTTATGAAAAAATTGAACAAGAAAGATTTTGGTTGGTTGTCAATGCAACTTTTGTGCGTCAATCCATTGTTTGATGGTATGTGGAGAACATTTGAGCATATGGTATTTAACAAAGATGCTGAAAGTGTTGAGTTAGAAATACACAACAATAATTTTAGAATTGTTGCCAATCCAAATTTTTGGAAGAAATGTGATGATACAAAAAAAGTATTTATTATCTGCCATGAAATGTGTCATGTTATGTTTGGTCATTGGCTAATTAATCCAAAGCATGACAGAGAATGGTCAAACATATCACAAGATATTGCGGTGAATGAATATCTGTCAACTATGTTTGATACAGAAAAAATTGGAGACGATTTTGTTACTATAAAAAGTGTATTCAAGCACAAATCTGGCAGTGTTAAGCGCAGAATGGATTATACTTATTATTATAAACTTTTGATGAAGTGTATATAATGGTTACAGCAGTTCCTAAACTTCTTGCTTTATCAACTAAATTAGGTTCTTTTCTATTTTCCATGATACTTATATGTAGTGCTGAATCCAATTAAAAAAATCAATATTCCGAAAGAATTTACACTACTTGGACACAAATATACCGTTGTTATAAAAAAAGATTTGTTTGAAACCGAGGATTGTTATGGAAACGCGGACGAAGATTTGAAGTTGATTCAAATTCAAGATTTGGGAGAAGTAACAAAACGATATAAAGAAGACGGCAAAATGGTGGAACGAAAGTTAATCATTACAGAAGAAACAATGATAGAAACATTCTTTCACGAAGTTGTGCATATTATATTAGATTCTACAGGAGAACTAAAACTTTCTCAGAACGAAAAATTTGTGAATATGATGGGTAAAGCATGGCTAGAGATATATTTATCTTCAGTATATGAAAAAGACTCCGCGTAAAAAGAAGTCTAATAAAGTTTTAAATTCAAAATATGAAGTTGTTGAACTTCCCTGTGATAATTCCGAAATGGAAAAGTATGTTCTGGAAAACAGAAAAGAAATAAATATCAATATTGTAAATACAATAGAGTATGCTATATCAAACAAACTTGGCGGAATAGAATTATTCTGTTTTAAAAATTCAAGTTTTGTGGTGGTCTTGCAAAGAAAAGATTTCAAGGAAAGTTTAGAAACTGTCTTTGAGTTCAGTATGGACCATCAACAGTTTCAAATTTGTGCAAGAATTAAAAAAATTATAAGTAAATTGGATAAATTGAGTACTATATTCACATACAAAAAAATAAAAAAATAATATGTCAAAACAAAAACGACTGAACAACAACAAAAAGAAAAATAATGCACCAAGCCAAACATTATCTTTGTCTCAACAACCCGCAAAAGATAAAAGTCCAGTTGTTCATCAAAGAAATAAAATAGATCATTATTTAACCATATTGCACAGAGAACTTACTCCGAAGCAGAAAGCTTTCATTGAGTTGGCAATGGATCGTAAAGTAAAACTGTTGCTCATATCTGGTCCAGCAGGTTCTACAAAAACATATTTGTCTGTACTAGCATCATTGATGCTCATGAATGAGAAAAAAGTTAGCGACATACTTTATGTAAGAAGTATTGTTGAAAGTGCGGATGTTAAAATGGGAACATTGCCAGGTGAAGCCGACGACAAATTATCTCCGTTCAAACGACCACTGATAGACAAAATGGATGAACTTCTGCCAAAAGAAGATATTCAATATTTGATAAAAGAAAACAGAGTAGAAGGATTGCCAATTGGATATTTGAGAGGATTAAACTGGAATGCAAAAGCTGTGGTGGGAGATGAATTGCAGAATTGCACACAGAAAGAATTGATCACCATGATGACAAGAACTGGAGAATTTTGTAAAGTATTTATGTGCGGAGATCCGCAGCAATCTGACATTGGAACAAGGTCTGGTTTCAGAGATATATTCAATCTGTTCAATGATGATGACAGCAAAGAAAATGGCATATATACATTTGAATTTACAGATGATGACATTCTTCGCAGTGCATTGACTAAGTTTATTGTAAAAAAGATAAAAAGACTTGGGTAATATAAAAAGTTCTTGTTATAAAAGGGGCAGATTGATATATATTTTTCAAATAGATTGATATTTATAATGAAAAGATACTATGTCTAATCAGAAAACATCTCAACTTCGCAGAGTAAGTGGTAGCCAGCTTGTTTATGGCGATTTGATTCCTATAGTGGATGTGTCTGAAAACACATCTCCGACCGGAGAAACCAAAGCAATTTCTGCCGGTGATTTGGCCAAATATGTTGTATCTGGTGGATTCTTGGAAGTGTTCACGCCAATGCATGGCTATCAATCGGCCAATGGACTTGTGTTTGACCAAAACATTGCACCAATATCAGATTTGAATTTGCGTTGTTATGGAGAATTTCCAGAAGTTGGAACAGAATTTAGTTTGATGGTTCGTGCATTTATTCCTTCTTCCATGTACCCCGATCCACCAGTATTTCGTGCAATTTTCGGTATAGGAGAATCTAAAGAAACACTTGTGTCCGGTAGCCAAACTGCATATATTGGAATGGAAAATAATGATTTGATTGGTTATACATACGATGGAATTACTGAGGGGAAAATCCCAGTGACGAATTTTATGTGTGATTACGAAGACAAAGTTTTTGAAGCAGTTCTAACCAGAGATTCTTCTGGCACTTTGAAGTTGTATTTGAACAGCACATTGATTGGTACACAATATAGTTCTGCTACACCAATTTCATCATCATATGTGGTTATGGGCAATGGACATTCTACTGCATTCAATATTGATTGTACAATTTATGAAGCTCATGTATTCAACACAGAATTGACCGCCAACAAAATTAAAAGCATGTTTTATAGTGGTGTAAATAATTCAGATACAACATTGATTGCTTCTTATACTTCTCCAAATTTAAATCCGGGACCAACTCAATGGTTGGATTCAAAAGGAACAAATCATATTTTATTACCAGTGTCTGGCGCAAGAGCAAGCAATCCAGATAAAGAATTTAGTTTGAGATTCAAGAGTGATGGAACATCTAGTTATCTTGGTAATGGAAACAAAAGAGATATTCTTCCAGATAATTATGTTTTGACAGATGCATTTGTTTATTCAACTGGTTCTCCATTGTTGTCAATTGGATCAACATCATCTGTTGCACCAGTTGGCGCAAGTGGAATACATTCATGGAACAATAATAGAGTTCCATTGACAGATGCAAAATACAGCAGAAACAATCTGCAATTATTGGAATTGGGTGTAGCACACACAGATAAATCAATTTATGTGTTTTATAGTTCAAGTGCGGCACCATGCACATTTAGTTTTGAAGGATATGTGAGTGAATATGGTGCGGTGTTGTATGTACCGCCTACGCCAACACCGACGGCAACAGCAACACCGACTCCAACACCCACGCCAACACCAACGGCAACGGCAACACCGACACCAACGCCAACGGCAACCGGCGTTGGACCAACAGCAACACCGACACCAACGCCAACGGCAACCGGCGTTGGACCAACAGCAACACCGACACCAACGCCAACGGCAACCAGCGTTGGACCAACAGCAACACCGATGCCAGCGCCGACGGCAACCAGCGTTGGACCAACAGCAACACCGATGCCAACGCCAACGGCAACGCCAATTCCTACCCCAACGGCTACATCACTGACACCATTCGTAGATGTTGGATTTATAATAGAATCCTCTCCTGGCAGATTTGACGTACATTCTTCGGCATATGCATACTCACAAACATTTAGTTCACATACAATACAATTGAAGTCCGCCGCATCGGAAGCCGGTCTTGCCGGTGCGGGATATGTTACAATTGGAACAAATGGCGCTCCTCCAAGTAATGAAGGCGCAAACAGCGATTACTTGCTTGTTACAAATGCTCAATCTGGAATAGTAGCAACTCCTCCGTATTGGATCAGAGCCAGAGCAAGCGTTACAACTAATACTGGAACTTATCTAAGTGCAGAACAAACTTACAATTTTGGGACCGGTGCACCAACGCCAACGCCGACACCGACACCGACGCCGACTCCAACGGCAACACCGCAGCCGACACCAACGCCAACGGCAACACCGCAGCCGACACCAACTCCAACGGCAACTGAACCAGCGCCAACGCCAACGGCAACTGAACCAGCGCCAACGCCAACGGCAACTGAACCAGCGCCAACGCCAACGGCAACTGAACCAGCGCCAACGCCAACTGAACCAGCGCCAACGCCAACTGAACCAGAACCGACGCCAACTGAACCAGAACCAACGCCAACAGCAATACCGTGTCACGAACAAACTTGGGTTTGGTCGCAAACAAAGGTGTATGACGACAGCGACCCGGAAAATCCTGTATACTCGTATAGTAATTATAGTATCAATACTGGAGTATATACTAGGTGCGATGGAGCATCCGAAAGTTATGTTGTCGGACCCGTTGTTGGTACTGAAGACGATACGAGTTATTTGACAACGGGCGGAGCAAATGCCCACACCGCATGTGTACGGGGCGCTGGCTCGCCATCTTGCGTAGGATAATTATGAAAACACTGGAACATACATCCGAAGTGATTAGACCGGCTTTAATATCGCTCTCAACTAAAAATGCAAAAATGGACCTCATCAGAGATGGTATTCGATACAAAATATGCGGAGGCTTATGTACAGGAATTTCCGAAATACGCCTACTGACTTCCGTTAAATCACCATATCTGATTGTCTGCGACACAGATATTATAGAATATTATTGAGCAATTTTTCCAATTGGCAATTGTTTAATATTATTTATAACTTGTATATATACAAGTAAATGTTATAAATGTTATATGCTCAAAGATAAAATATTCATTCAAATTGCATCATATCGCGATCCGCAACTTGTCGCAACAATAAAAGACTGCATAGCAAATGCAAAACATCCAGAAAATTTAGTATTTTGCATTGCATGGCAACACGCTCCTGAAGAAAATATTGATGAAATAAAGTCTTTGTCAAATGTAAAAATAATTGATATTGATTACAAACAAAGCAAAGGAGCTTGTTGGGCAAGAAATCAAATTCAACAAAGATACAATGATGAAGAATATACCCTACAACTTGATTCACACCATAGGTTTGTAAAATATTGGGATGATATTGTTATTGGAATGTATAAACAACTGAAAGAAAAGGGGCATAAAAAGCCATTATTGACTTCATACATTCCGGCATTTGATCCAGACAATGATCCGGCTGGCAGAACTCAAGTTCCTTGGAGAATGGATTTCGATAGATTTATCCCAGAAGGTGCAGTGTTTTTTCTCCCCGCATCTATTCCAGATTGGAAAGACAAAACAGAACCAGTTCCATCTAGATTTTATTCTGCACACTTTGCTTTTACTACCGGTCAGTTTTGCAAAGAGGTTCAACACGATCCAGAGTATTATTTTCATGGAGAAGAAATAAGTATTGCAGTTCGTGCATACACACATGGATATGATTTATTCCATCCCCACAAGATAATTGCGTGGCACGAATATACACGCAAAGGAAGAACCAAGCATTGGGACGATCATTCTGGTGCAAAAATAGAAGAAATTGTTGATAAAAAAGATTGGGGGCAAAGAAATTCCGAATGCCATAAAAGAAATAGAGTATTATTTTCCATGGATGGTGAAAATCATAATACCATTGATTGGGGAATATACGGATTTGGTAAAGCAAGAACTTTGAGAGAATATGAAAAATATTCAGGTCTTAAATTTTCAAACAGAGCCGTTCAACAATATACATTGGATAAAAAATATCCGCCCAATCAACAAATTTTTGAAACCGAAGAAGAATGGGAAAAATCATTTTCTAGTATATTCAAACATTGCATCGACATTCAAACATCACAAGTTCCATTGGATGATTACGATTTTTGGTGCGTAGCATTTGAAAAAAACGAAGAAACTATATATCGCAAAGATTGTGATGAAAGAGAAGTCAAACAACTAAAAAATGCTGGCGAAAATTCTTACATCAAGATTTGGCGAGAATTTGATTGTGAAAAAAAACCAGATAAATGGGTTGTATGGCCATATAGTAAGTCAAAAGGTTGGTGCGATAAAATAACGGGAAAATTGTAACTTATGAAATTGGTGGTGGTTATATGTCATTTCAAAGAGAACTTGGATTGGGTGAAAGATATCAAACACCCATATCTTGTGTATAACAAGAATCCTAAACAAAATGACAAATTTGAGTTCAATATGCCAAATGAAGGATATGATACAGGAGCATATTTGAATTACATAATAAACAATTACAACAATCTTCCGGATTTTGTATGTTTTTCTCAAGACAATCCATTTGCTCATTGCAGCAATTTTTTGGATTTGGTCAATGGTTTTGATTTTGAAACTGAGTTTTTGCCTTTAGGAACCACATATATCAGAGACAGTGATCAAATATTATCGTCTACAATAAAATACGCAGAAGAAAATGGAATACAATATAATATTCCAATAAAATTTACAAGTGGATGTCAATACATAGTGTCAAAAACTATGATATTGAAAAACCCGTGTGAATTTTATGAAAAAATTTTGAAAACCGTAATGTTGGGAAATGTTATAACTCATGTAAATTATACATTGGAATATCTGTTTCCAACAATATTTCACTTTAACTCCGATTTAAAAACTACATACAAATGAAGACTTCTTTGATAGGACTATCAAACAACGTAACAAATAACATTGAAAAAATAAAACTTTGGTCAAACAGTTTTAGGAGATACTGTGATGGTGAAGTTGTTCTTTTGTGTGCAAATTCAACCACGCAAGACTTGAAATCTTGTGAAAATTTGGGAATAAAGCCCGTTGAGGTTGTTGTAAAAGATACTTGGTTTATAAACCATGAAAGACTAAAGCACACCGCTGATTATTTGACAGCGTCTAATACCGATTTGTTTATTGCAACTGATGTATTTGATGTAGTGTTTCAGGGAAATCCATTTGATAATCTTGATACTTCGAATTATGATCTGTTTGTTAGCGGAGAGGGGGTGAATGTTGGAGAAGAACCGTGGAACTCCGACAACATCAACAAAATTTTTCCAGAGAGTTTCCAGGAATGCAAAAAAACGGAAGTAATAAACTCCGGTATCATTGCCGGAAAAAGAGAGGCATTGTGTAACCTTCTGTCAAGAATGTATCAACTGTGTGAAACTGGTTCCAGTGCGCATAACATCAAAGACCAAGCTGCCCTTATTGTTATGGTGACAAAGAATCAAATAGACAAATTGAAAATTTTCAATTTGGACGACGGCTGGGCAATGCACTGCGCAGTTTCGGGTCCAACTCAATTCTTTGAATCTTGGGGATTTAAACACAAAATAAAATATGGAATTCCGGCAATGATGGACGGTTATGTGGTAAACAAGTTCGGAAAAAAGTATGATATGGTTCATCAATTCAACAGAGTACCAGAATGGCACGAGATTATAAAGAAAGTAAACAACCTATGAATGATACTGCCGTAGTGCTTTGCACATACCCAAAGACTTTTTCGGGAGACTGGTACAATAATATCTTTACATTTCGTGATCAAAAATTTCCCATTTTTGAATTGGCGTTTGATAACCAGACTGCAATGACTTCCAATGAAGTAAGTGCAAAATACCAAGGAATTCCTGTCACACTCTTTGATGATGCATTTTTTGCAGAGCACAATTTCAACAGACCTATAAGCCATATGCATAGATGGGGTAATCATCAAAATCCAAAATATTTCTATGCACATTTTAGAATGCTTGCATATTATATAAAAAATCCAAACTATAAATACTATTGGTTTTTTGATGACGATGTAAGCTTCGATGGAAACCTAAAGCAGCTTCTCGGTGACTATGAAGCATACGATGATGATTTTACTGCAATACAAGTATTCCAAAAAGAACAGTATATTGGATTTGATAGAGTAAGTGTTTCCAACAATAGAATGGGTTCTGCTGGCAATTGGTTGGGATTTGCGCCGGGACCCGGTGATAATTACAAATCAACAGATAAGCATATGGGATCTTTCTTCCCAATCGTAAGATATTCAAATAAATCCTTGGCATATTTACTTGAATTAAATAAGCAGGGATTCTTTGGATACTCGGAAGGATTTGTTCCCACTTCTCTGGCAAGTGCTGGGTTTAGCGTATCCAGTGTGCTGTCGGAACACGATAAATATTTTATAAAAACAAACACAAATTGTATTTTAAAACATAAACGAGCATTATTTACTTGGTCATGGATATAACATTTTGTACATTTTATTTTGATATAGACAGAAAAAATTGGGACGCTTTTACTGTGTCTAATGAAATGTATATGCATTGGTTTGATAATTTACTATCTCTTGATATAAAGTTATACATTCTGACCGAGAGAAAATTTGTTGAGAGGATACTGAAAACGAGATTAAAAATAGACCCAGATCTCAGCAAAACCATAATAAAAGAGACTACAATAGACCAATTACCATCATATAAAATGTTTAATGATAAATTGGAAAAATTGATGTATTCCGAAGAATTTCAAATGACGGTTCATCATAAACATGTTCCCGAGATGACAAAGCCATTATATAATGTGCTGATGTTCAATAAAGTCAATTATTTACAACAAGTGTCGGAAATAAATCCATTCAATACCGAATATTTTGGTTGGGTTGACGCCGGTTTTATTCGAGGAGCAAATGAAATTGAGAATATTAAGAAATGGCCAGACCCATCCAAATTATTGCTTATAGAAAACAAAATAAAATTCTTTTGTATAAATGACAATATAAAAAATTACACGAGAGATATAAAGCTGCATGTTATGTCCCAAATGAGATTATTGAAAGGAACAATATTCTTTTTACATAGAAATTTAATTTCACCGTTGCAAGACGAATTTTGCCGACACGTTGAGTATGTTTTGAGTCAAGGGTATATTGGTAGCGATGAAAAAATTTTTGATTTGTGTTGTCTCAACAATCCCGATTGGTTTGATTTATATAAATGCAATTGGCGAGAAGAATTAAAACTTTTTTCATATGAGTATAATAAGACAACAGAAGCGGGTTTAAAAAACACAAGTAAAACAGAATATGCCGTGGAAGTTGAATGGACTGAATTTGATATAGAAGTATGCCACGATTTTAAATTTTTATTTTTTTGTATAGAGGATGATAAGCATGAATCTATATACAGAGAAGACTTACAAGTAGATTCATTGGAATCATACGAAAAATTTAAAAATTATAAAAAAACATATAAGATTGTATCCGATAGAAAACCCACAAACTTTGTTATATGGCCGGTATCAAAATCAAAAGGCTTTTTGAAATATGTAAACAAACCAGTTCGTTTGTTGTAATCGAGACAATTTCTTGATACATATAGTCTCATGTGTGTGACAAAATGATACACATAAAATATGTATTTTTTATTAATTACGAGGTAGATAGTGTGACACAATATTTGGCACGAAACATGATAATGTGTATATGTCGGTGTTCATAATGAAGCCGATATAAATAAAGGATACAATAAATATGTCACTAACTAAATACACACGGGATGAGTTTCTCACCCCTTTTGATAGATTGTTTGATGAAGTTTTCAATAACTTCGGAGTAACACCATATGTAGGTTCATATACAAAAACCAGTTTTCCCAAAGTGGATGTGGTTGAATATATAGATAAACTTGTGCTAGAAGCAGATGTTGCTGGACTAGACAAAGAAGATGTAAGCGTTGAACTAGAAGGCGATACTCTCACTATTCGTGGTGGAAAGAAGCCAGCATCAACTGAAACAGACAATAATGCTCGTTATGTTTATAGAGAAATAAAGCGTTCAAGTTTTGTTCGCTCTTTTGCTGTTGGCGAAGGTATTGATAAAAGTAAAATAAAGGTTGATTATCAAAATGGAGCAATCAAGATTATATTGCCCAGAATTAAAATTGAAGAACAAAAGCCACAAAAAATCAAGTTGCTATAAGATAAGTGTTGACAATTGATATATCTTCATACATTATATCAGTGTTAAAGGTTATATAGGCGTCTCTCCTATTATATGAGACTGGTGGAGGGTGATTGATTCAGTCACCCCTAATTCAACCCCGCAGAAATGCGGGGTTGTTTTTATAATACACATTGATATTTATATGTTCAGACAAATTATATATACATATGAACTTTTTAGCATTTTTAGTATTATTGAGTGCAATAGCAATATCTGTGTGCGGTGCGTATTTTAGTATCGTTGGATTAAAGTTGTTGTTTGTTGGCGGCGGCATATCCATTATAATAATGGGAATTGCTCTTGAAGTTGGAAAATTTATTACTGCTACGTTTTTAAAACAAAAATGGAATGATATAACTTTGTGGATGAAGGCTTATATGGTTTCGGCAACAATGATACTTATGCTCATAACCTCAATAGGTATATATGGATATTTGAGTGCGGGATATACTGCTACTTCTATCGCTGTACAAGGCTATGAACATCAAATAGAAGCAAATATAACCAATATAAAAGACATTGAGAAGGAAATAGTATCTTTGAAGACATCAACTTATAATGAAGCGGAAACGCGGTCTATCGAGGACAATAGAAAGAAAATAATTGAACAGCGCACTTTGCTTATAAATCAAAAGAATCAGCAAGCAGAAACTATAAGAAAGTCAACTGATACAAACAAAGATGCTTCGTCTGATATAATGTCGGCAAAACAAGCATTGGAATTATCCAAGTCATCTACTGATTCTGATATTGGCAGAGAACTTGAACAAATCAAACTGTATAATTCACGACTTGAGATATTGGACAAAGAAGTACAAAAATGGATAGACCAAGGAAGTGGAAACATGTTCAAAAAAGGTGGCTTGGATAAAGCCCGAGAAATCAAACAATCACAACAAAAAGAACGTGATGATATTGATGCTCAAATAAAATCTTCACAAGACAGAATGGAAAAACTTCGTCAGCAATATGCCGGTCAAGTAAAAGAATATAATGATCGTGTAGCAGCAATTGAATCTCGCAGCAAATCTCAAAGAAGTGAAATTGACACCAATATAAAGAATGTTGAGAAAGAAAGTGCCGAAATTGCCGCGTCTATAGCAGCATACAACAAAGAAACAGATGAAAAGATTGTTGCATTAAATACTAAAAAAGGTGAAATGACTGAACAAAGTAAACAGAAAATAACTGAATATCAAAATAATATACAAGCGTTGCGAGCACAAAATACCGAAACACAAGAAAAGATTGTTCATACAGATGTTGGTACATTTAAGTTTATTGCTAAAAGTCTAAACATTCCATTGGACGATGCGGTTAATTATTTTATTTGGGCAATTATTGGAGTGTTTGATCCATTGGCAATATGTTTAATTTTGGCGTTTAATGCATTGATTAAAAAAGATGAAAAATCTGAAAATAAACAACAACCAAAGAATGTGATAGAGCCAGAACCAACATCAACTCCAACACCAACTCCGACGACATCAGTATCAGATCCAACCCCAACTGCATCATCCGAACCAACATCCACACCAGAACCAACGCCAACTCCCGACGCAGTCGCTGAAGATGTTTTGGTCAATGAATCTATTGTGGTTGATGATGTTGTTATATCATCAGAATCAGTTGATGAAGAAACACCACACATAGCATTGCCACCCAAAGCACCAACCGCTCCGCACGGAATAACAAGCGGTAAAGTGTCTCCAAGATAATTCTTTAAATTTTATTTTTTATATATTGACAATATAAACATTTAGCATATACATGTGAATGTGCATACGACCATTCACAAAATATGAGTTACAAAATTGTCAAAAATAAAGATATTCTACACAAGAAAACCGAACCAGTATCAACAATACAAGAAGGTGAAGAAATAGCCAAAAAATTGATAGAGGCTTTGGATACACTTTCACATGGTATTGGCCTTTCTGCTATACAAATAGGAATACCCAAGGCGGTATCAATTGTAAGAGTTCGTAAAGATAATCCTCCGATTATTCTCATGAATCCTACCATTGTAGAATCAAGTAAAGAAAAGCTTATCTTTACTGAAGGTTGTTTGAGTTTGCCAGGCAAGCTTACCAACACAATTCGTTCATTGAAAGTTACTGTATCAACTCTCAATCACGCCAATCCTCTTTCATTTGGTCCAGATACAGACCCAACCACCCAAGAATCTGTGGGCAAGGACTTGGGTTTGCTTGAAAGCATCTGCATTCAACATGAAACTGACCATACCAATGGTGTGTTGATGATTGATGAAGGTGTTCGTTTTGTTCCTGTAGTAGAGAAAAAGGTCAAATATGGAAGAAATGATAAAGTTATGGTAGAAAAAGCTGGAGAAACTCAATATATAAAATACAAGAAAGCCTTGGAACTCGTGGAGCAAGGCTGGGCAATTCTATAATATGAACATCGACATTGATAACCTTGAAGAAATAAAAGAACTACTTGAACACGCACTTGAACGACACAGCTGGCCAGCCGTTGAAGATGCTCTAACAATACTGAAAGAAGAACTCGGTTATGACGCCGATGAACTTGAAGAAGAGGAGCAATAATTTATGTGGATAATAGTAACATTAATGGTTTTGTTTTTCATCTCAACCTGCGCGTTGGGATTTGCATGCTACAACATGCTAAAAAAGATTGAAGTACATGAAGAGTGGATTGAAGAATATCGTACAGAAATAGACAAATATCGTACAGAAATAGAAAATGTGTATAAACGCTTAAAAATGGTCGATGACAAAAACTTGTTTGAAAAAGACGATGATGTTGGATTTGTTTTTTCCGAAATACAAAGAGTGATACAAGAGTTCAATGACAGCATAAAATAAAATGAAGAAAATTAAAAAAACCGACAAGCAAAAGAAAGTTGTAAAAAAGTCCAAGCCAACAAAAAAAGTTGTCAAATCTCAAAAGCCTAAAAATAAAATTAAGAAACAAACTGTGCATACTGCGGAGTTTCATGTAAATGAAAAGATTTCTCGCCCACGTGGTAGACCAAAAGGAAAAAAGAACAAAAAAGAGGCAGTTGAAGGAGTTGAAAAAAAGGTTTCTAATGTATACTTTACTCCAGATACAGAATCGGCCATTGTTGCTTATAATGAAACAGAAGACCCAAGAGAAAAAGATAAAATATACAACGAAAAGATACAAGGTGCATTTGGTAAAATAGCCGAGAATATTTATAATACATTCAAGTTTAGTTATGCTGATGTAAGTCCGCTTGATATTCAGAAGCAAGCCATTTCACATATGGTAGCAAATATGAGCAAATATGAAAAGGGAAAAGGTAAGGCATTCAGCTATTTTAGTATTGTAGCCAAGCATTGGTTTATCTTGGACAATAATACAACATATCGTCGTTTCAAGAAACACGTTGAGATTTGTGAACAAACCGGAGACTCTGGTGAGTTTGTGGTTCAACCAGAACACGAAAAACAAGAAAGTGAAGCACGTGAATTTATCAAACTCATGGTCGAATATTGGGACCAAAATGTGGGCAAGTATTTTACCAAAGATCGTGACTTGAAGATTGCAAATGCAGTTGTTGAAATATTCAGAAATGCTGATCGTATTGATATATTCAATAAAAAAGCATTGTATCTATATATACGAGAAATCGCAGACTGCCAAACTCAACACATTACAAAAGTTATAAATAAGCTCATGGAGCCACAGCGTAAAATACGAGAGGAATATTATAACACCGGAAAAATAACTGGTATTGATGCTTGACAACCAACGTTAAAATACTCACTCAATAACTATTTATAGGCATGGAAACGTATGAATTTGAGATTTACAAGGGAAAAAGTTTTGCTTCTTTGTGTAAAGATATTATAAATAACTCGGAACAAAAGAAAGATCAGTTGGACATATTGATTACCGACTTGAAGGACATGATCAAGACTGTAAATGACGCTGTTACAATCGTTCCGTTGCTCAAAGAATATTTTGATGTGTCTGTGCGCAATGATGAGCAACTAATCAAACTTGCCGCAATTATTCAACGATTGATGTCTGGTAAGGTTGGACCGGACGGCGAAGGTGGTGGTACAATATTGACAGAAGAAGAAAAAAAGCAACTCATGTCGGCTATAGAAGAAACCGCCAAAACAATGAAGTCTCCAGAAAAATCAAAAGCAGAACCTAAATAATGTCATACACAGAAACAGAACGCAGAAGTGACCTCAACATAAAGCAAGATGACATGCTTGCTTCAAAAAGGTTTGTTATTGAACGCAAACCTGATACAAGTTATTTCTATGAATTGGAAGAAGCGGTAGTACTGGATATTATATTGGACGATAAACACCCTGCATTTACAGACGAATTGGATACAAACGATTTTCCACCGAACATAGATGGCAGTGAACCTGTTTCCGGTACAAATGATTATGGTCAAATTGGTGCAATAAAATTTAGATTCTTGAACAGTGAAAGAGGTAAAGATAAAGAACAACTTGGTTGGGCATATCCAATTGAAAATACTGGTATAACCGAGTGGCCGTTGATGAATGAAATGGTGATTGTTGGAAGATATATGGAAAGCTATTTCTATTCTCGTAAATTAAACTTCAAATCGGTTGTGAATAGCAATGCAAGTTTTATAACTGAGCGTGTGTCTGGTTGGGTAGATCAAAATACAGATGAATACAACAACGGAGAACCATACACAGGTCCAAAATCTACTATGAATTTTTTTGGTGGGGAAAATTATACAGGAGTATTGGGAAACTATTTTAAATTTAATCCAAAGATTCGCTCTATTAAAAGATATGAAGGAGATACTATACTAGAATCAAGATTTGGATCTTCTATAAGATTTGGAGCATATGACGGTGTTAGGGGAAATGACAATGGAAAAGATGATTACGCTGACGGAGGTGGTAATCCGATGATTCTGCTGCGTAACCGTCAAGCACCAATTAAAAATCCAGAAGGATTTACCGCAAAGGGATATACAGAAGAAGATATAAATAAAGATGGATCTTCCGTACACATTACTTCTGGCAAAACTGTTTCAAAATTTCAACCCACGACAACGAACGCAATAATACGTGGAAACAAACCGGTGGGTTTACCAAAACTGGACGGTGATCAGATCGTAATAAACAGCGATAGGTTGGTGCTTTCTTCCAAATCCAATGAAATGTTTTTCTTCTCTAAGAAAAACATTGGAATGACAAGTGACGACGCAATTTCTATATCATGTGTTAATAGAATGACACTCACCGCATTAAAGACGGCGACAATAAATTCTCCTAAGATATATTTGGGAGATCATGGAAAAACATATGAACCCGCTTTGTTAGGAAGAAGTACGGTGGCTTGGATGTATTCAATGTGCGATTGGATGTTATTGAATGTCAATACACAAATTCAAGTCCTAATGGCCCTACAGACTCACTTACATTTGACCAAAACTGGCCCAACCCTACTTCCTATATTACCACCCGCGTCAGTATTGTGGGCGGAGCAATTGCTGTCTCTACAAGCATCCCAGATCAGTTTGCTGGCTCTTCGCTCTCAATTGAGTTCACTCATGAGTGGTAGAGTGTTCGTTGCTGGGGGGGTAGATTAACATATGCCAGACATTCCATTATTTTCTGCACCGACTGTGTCTTCCAGTCCACCAACGTCTCTATCGGCTATGACAAACGGCGTGACATCCACCGGTTTGTCGATGTTAAAATCTCCCACAATATCTATTGGAGCGGGTTCTTCTTTATCTTCCATTGCATCTGTTTCGGGAATTTCCTCAACAATTGGCGGGGTTCCAAAAACATTGTCGGGGGCTGTTTCAAGTTTTGGGGCTCCCACGACGATTGGTGGTATATCGGCGGCGTTCGGGGGTCCAACTTCTCTGTCGGGTGTCGCAGGTACCATGGGATTATCAACATCTCTTCCAAATTTTGCAGCATCATTGCCACCGCTTCCAAGTTTGAATTTGCCAAACATGCCAAGCTTTCCAGGTTTGGATAAAGCCGGTATTCTTCTTGGTGCCGGACCAAAGTTTATTGCCGACAAAATTACAAAATACACAACTATAGTTCCGCCATTTGCACCGGGTCTTAAAATAAACATGGCAATGGTAGGTGGGGCGATTGCGATAATTTCCGCACTATCTTCCGGAAATCCCGGTGCAATATTAAAGTCATTGGTTGAGGATATGGTAGATCAGGCGGTTGGAGATTTGAAAAACCAGGTTGGTGATGCGGTAAACGGTGCAATGGACCAGACTGGTATATCTAAACTACAGGATCAAATGCAAGGAATACAAGGAAATATCCAAAATGCAACATCTGGTGCGACCATCGATGTTCAAGACGGCGTTTCGGGTATTGTGTCGGAAAATACTTCGGGTGGAACCGCAAATCTTAATCTATCGGCGGTATCTACCCCAATAAACAATACACTTTCAGGCGCTACATCATTCACGAATGATAAAATAAGTGCATTCAGTTTCCCACCATCGGGATAATTATCAAAAACACATTATATTTATATAAGGAATCATATATATGAACAAGAAAGAACTGGTAGAAATTATAAGAACGGTTGTGCGAGAAGAGATCAATAATGCTCTTCCTCAATATCTAATGGAAGTATTGGCCGAGCGAATCACCGCCCAACCGGTTATTACCGAAGAAAAAGAACCAACTATACCTGCTGCACCAAGAAAAAAGCCATCGGTTTCTTTCGAGACGCCGATTAAGAAAGCACCGGTACAAGCACCAAGAACATTTTCTTCAAACCCAATATTTAACCAAATATTGAACGAGACGGTTGGAGGAATACCGGACGAAAGTTCTGTGTCTATTCCATCTGCAATAGACACTATCAAAAATCTACCAAAAGAAGTGTTGGCCGAAAACAAGGACGTTGCCGCCGTAGCAAATGCAATGACCAGAGACTATTCCAAATTGATGAAGGCGATTGACGCCAAAGCAAAATCTGGTAGACCGGCTTAAAGATGGCAACTGCAACACAAACTTATGGTATAGTTCTTCCCATCACTCATGGGCAACATGGATATTTCAACCAAAGTTACAGTGTAATTGAACAAGTAAAATCCAACTTAAATTTGTTGCTAAAAACAAAAAAGGGAGAACGCAGAATGAACCCAGATTTTGGATCTGGGTTGTGGAATGTATTATTTGAGAATATGTCAGATGATATGACTCCAATTATTGATAGTACTATTCGGAGAGACATTGCCAAATGGATGAGTTATGTGAATGTGCAGTCTGTGTCAGTGGCGAATAACAAAGATAACAATTATAATCGCTTGGATGTGTCTGTTGTATTCACCGTTCCATCTATTGGAGTTTTTGACCAACAAACATTGCAAGTGGGAATGAACACAAATAATATATGATTTTAGACACACCAAAATCCTTTCAACCTGGAAAAAGAGATGTTAAGTATCTAAGCAAGGACTTCTCGCAATTGAAGCAGTCTTTGATTGATTTTTCTAAAACATATTATCCAAACACATACAAGGATTTTAGCGATGCTTCACCTGGCATGATGTATATTGAAATGGCGGCTTATGTTGGTGACGTATTATCATATTATATAGACTATCAATTCAAAGAATCTATGTTGGTAAATTCAGAAGAGCGTCAGAATATTATTGATTCTGCTCGTTCTTTGAGTTACAAGTCAAAACCAACCGCTCCAAGCGTAACAAATTTTGATGTATATCAATTGGTGCCATCAAAAATTTCAGAAGACGGTAGCATTGTTCCGGATATGAGTTATGCTCAAATCATAAAACCCGGTATGTCCGCTACTAGCGATTCCGGAGTTTCATTTTTGACTAGTGTACCAGTAGACTTTACTGTAGATACCCAGAACGATCCGCTTGAAGTTTCTGTATATCAACGCAACGCTGCTAGTCAGCCAGAATTTTATGTATTAAAAAAGTCCGCTGAAGCATTTTCTGGTCAATTGATAAGCAAAACTGTGAGCATATCAGCACCATCTCCATTTTATAAAATATATCTATCTGAAACAAATATCATTGAAGTTTTTGATGTATATGATTCTGACGGAAATCGGTGGCATGAAACAGATTATCTTGCACAAGATTTGGTGCCAATTGAAAGTGAGAATATATACAAAAACGATATGTCACTTTCTTCACACAGAGACACCGTTCCGTTCTTACTAAAGTATTTAAGAACATCTAAACGGTTTGTTACCGGTGTACAAGCCGACAATACAACATTCTTGGAGTTTGGGTCTGGTACAAATATCTCCGACGACGAAATCATTGTTCCAAACGTATATACGGTTGGAAAACCAAACACATTCAGAAATGAGAGCATAAACTACGACCCAGCAAATTTTCTGTCGTCTAGGGCATTTGGACAAGCTCCGAGCAACACAACATTGACCATTCGTTATATCACAGGTGGTGGATTGGAAAGCAATGTTAATGCCAATACTATAAAGAACATTACCAACGTTGAATTCTTCGGAGATATCACAGAATTACCTGTGTTTGATCAGGGACTTACAAATTTGGTCAGACGTTCTGTAAAAGTAAATAACCCGGTTCCAGCTTCTGGCGGTCGCGGTTCGGAAACCAATGATGAAATTCGCAACAATGCATTATCAAGTTTTTCTGCACAAGGTAGAGCAGTTACTCAAAAAGATTATGTTGTAAGAACATATTCAATGCCGTCAAAGTTTGGTTCTGTTGCCAAGGCGTATGCTGTTGCAGATACTAACTTGGATTTACCAAATATACAGGCATTTCCAAATCAACTTTCTACAAGCTCACTTGGTCCTGAAAATACAAATCGTAAGAATATCAACCAGAACAACCAGTCGGCCATCAATCTATATTTGCTTGGTTATGATACGAACCAACGTTTGATAAATACAAACGAAGCCATTCGTCAAAATCTCAAGAACTATCTCAATCAATATCGTATGTTGACAGACAGTGTAAATCTATTGGATGGATATATAATAAATATCGGAGTGGACTTCACTATCATTGCTTATAAAAATTATAATAAGCGAGAAGTGTTGGCAAATTGTTTGACTTTGGTTCAACAATTCTTTGACATCAACAATATTCAGTTTTGCCAACCAATTAATTTGAGTCGCCTTGAGCTGGAGATTGCCAAGATTGATGGAGTGCAATCCGTTTCTTCATTGAAAATCAAAAATTTAACATTGCGAGATGGTGATTATTCTCCATATGAATATGATATAGTCAAAGCTACATTAGACAAGGTGGTATATCCATCAATTGATCCTTCGATATTTGAAGTAAGATTTCCCACAAAAGACATTGTAGGCAGAGTGGCATAAATATAGGCTCAATTTATTGGTTGGGGAGTATATTTATAATGTAAAGAACATAGTATATGCATTACTTTTTATATCCAACCAAAGACACCACCATCAGCAACGATCCGTCATATATGTTCAAGAACATGGGGTTGGACGAAATTATTGAAGTGGAAAAACGGGTATCTTATGCTAGTTGCTCAAGTAAGGGAACATATTCCACACCAATTTCATTCACCAGTTCAAGCATTGAACTTTTAAGCGGTTCGATGTCCGCTTCCTTTGATTCAGGTTCAACCGACCCGAAGGTTATATCAAGTTCATATATCCAAACCAGTCAAGTTACTCAAGGTTCTGTATTATCAAGAGCATTATTACAATTTGATTTGAGTGATATATCATCTTCTATAGTATGTAACAAGATAGTAAATCCTCGCTTTTATCTTGTTCTAAAAACATGCGAATCTAAAGAAGTTCCTGTAAAATACACACTTGCTGCATATCCAATTTCTCAATCTTGGGGAATGGGTTCTGGATATAAGTACGATGGTCAATCTGCGTCGGATGGAGCAAATTGGAAGTTTGTTGATGGATTCTCTGAAAAATGGACAACTGGTTCTTTAACCGATTGTAGCGGCGGTGGTGTTTGGTGGATTTCTGCAAGCTTGCTAGGTTCTGGTTCTGGATATGCTCAACTTCCATACAACAATCCATATAATCCGTTTCCAAATTGCGACGACACTTATGTTCCACCAGCAACTTCATCTTATATAGCACCAGTTACCGGAGGATATGCTTGCACTCAATCGTTTGATTATCAAACCAGCGATGTTCGTATGGATGTAACCCCAATCGTAGAAGCATGGCTAACAGGTGGAATTGAAAATAACGGATTGATTGTATTACATAGCGATGAATCAAGTTCTATTGATTATGGGAAATTAAGATTCTTCTCCAAAGAAACCAATACAATATATTCTCCATACATTGATGTTGCTTGGAATGATGCGTTAATAGAAACCGGTAGTGCTGACCCAATTCAATTGAGAGACGCCGTTGTTAATATGAAGAACCTTGCTAAAGAATATAAGCACGGTTCTATTTTAAGAATGGATGTAACTTCAAGAAAGCGTTATCCACAAAAAACATTTACAAACAAACTTTCAGACTATTTGACTCCGTATTATTTACCAAGTTCAAGTTTCTATTCTATTAAAGACGCTGAAACCGAAGATTCTGTATTGCCATATGACGAATATACCAGATTAAGTTTTGATTCATATGGAAATTATTTTATGTTGGATACAACCGGTCTTCCTCAAGAAAGATATTACAAGGTAGAAATTCGTTCAGAGCAAAGTGGCTCTATAATGACATTCACTGTTCCAACCGCATTCAAGATCTCTAGATGAAACCAAATCCATATCTGACAGGTTATAATCAAAATGATATACAGACTCTATATTCCAGCGGGTCAATAATCCCAAACATAGATTCATACGGTAATTTGATTATACAAAATGTTAGTGGCCAGTTGTATTCATCCTCGATAACCATTCCTTTACAGAATGTTGTGTATGATCCAATCAAAGTAGAAACAAAATATGATGTTACATTCAAAGAACTATGAAACTTACAGATATAAAATATAGAACACAATCCACATCTTCTTTGAATGTTGGTTCTACTTTTTCTGAAAAAGATTTGAAGTTTTATACCGAGAATCAAACTTATGTTAATTTTCCGTTTGGGGAGTCGGATAAGGACATAATAAAGATCTCAGTATTCAATTTTGATGAGTCTCAAGTAACTGCATCCGTGATCATGTCGTCCGGATCGTATACAAAAAATACTCAGTCATATTATGATGTAACCAACAAATATGTTACTTATTCATACGAGAAGTTTAATAGTACTCTTCCTATTATAGATTCGACGCCAGATTATTCCGAAACAACCGATTCAACAAATACATCCGGTTCCGTTTTAACAAGTTCTATTTTATTGGATGTATCCAAAGAGTTGAACAATGTGGGAATAACCGATGGAAATTACAAGGTTTCCATAGAATTATTGAGAAATTTGGTTGGAACAGAATCCGGTTCGGACGAAAAGCTGATAATAGATACAATCTCTACATCAAGAACTGAAATAGCAATAATTCCCAAGACTCTAAAAGGAATACGATCAAACACCGTTGATGAATTTAATGTATTCTTAAATTATCAATTTCAAATTAAGGAAATCGCAGAGTCTCTTACAGATTCTATTTCTTCTCCACCAATATACAATTTATATTACGCGGCGAAAAATCAATATTTAAATGCCGCCGCAAGCTTTAAGTATAATTACGGATTGAACAGCAGAGAATCGGAATCTGGTAATGATATTGATGCTATAAATCTTCTGACCGACATGTTCTATGGCGTGAAGAAGGGTAACATTCGCAACAGTGGAGAAATTTCTACAAATGATATTCTTGGAATATATGACCAATTCAAAAACTGGTTATATCAGAATTATGAGTCCGGTACCAATTTTCAAGATGTACGCGACTACTATTATAGCATATTCAGATTTGTAGTTGATCAAGAACTCAACAGAATAACCAACAGGAAGCCGGACGATTATAACTCTATACTAGAATTTCTTGGGTATATCTATTATAATCTCATTTTTTATCCGGAAATTTATGTTATAGAGGCAAAGCACAACATATATTTGTCCGGATATTTTAAGAATTATGTAAATTTTGACGGAGATAAAAAATATTCCATTCTCAATAAAAAGGTGGTTTCCACCGCCGATCCAAGATTTTACGATAAGTTGGTATTAAAACTGAGCGATCCTTTACCATCGTCAATATCAGTTGGAGATGATCTGTGGATCTCGAACAACTTTGGATTTCTTCCTATAGTTCAGAATTTATACTATTTTACCAAACCAAATATACAAACGATTCGGTTAAAGGGTCCAAATTTTTTGGTTAGGATTGAGAGTCAGGGTAATGCTACAGAAGCTTTATCAATGGAACAATTGATAAACCAAACCGGCAGTGCGTACAGCGAAATGGTTTCCAAGATAAGTGTTCCGTTTGATACCATTGTTGATAATACAAATTACAGAAAATTTGAAAACTTTGTAAATTTCTCATCAGCAACTTTAAGAGTTTCCGCATTTGATACAAAAAAGTCTCAAATTGAAAAATTGCAAGGCGACATAGAATATTTTACAACCAAACTTGATAGCAATCCAGACGATCAGTTTTATATAAAAGAACGTACAGACGCTAACACGGAAATAGACAACATTGAAACTTCAATGGATGGGTATGAGAAATTCTTGTACAACAATCCTGTATGGTATACGGAGCATATTGGTTCGTCGTCTTTGTATGATCGCAGCAATGGAAATTCTTTAATTAACAATCTTCCACAATTCATGGTGGAAGAATCGGATGCCAATATTGATTATATAAAGTTTGTTGGCATGGTTGGTCATTTCTTTGACAATCTTTCTTTGAGCATCAAGCAAATCACTGAGAAAAACAATTATTCCAACAGTTCAAATTATGGTATTTCTGTGGACATTGTTGAAGACATGTTGGCATCGCTTGGATGGGAAGCGGAGATTTCTAAAGAGAATCTACCGTTATTATTGTCTTCATTTAATCAAAACGATTTTGATATTGGCACAGAGTTGTATAACCAAACTAGACAATTGTCCGAAGAACAGCGGAATCAAATCATCTGGAAGCGTATTCTCAACACCCTGCCTTATATCTACAAGACCAAAGGTACAGAAGCTTCATTGTCATCATTGTTGAGCTGCTTTGGAATACCAAAGAATATCATAAAAATAAAAGAGTATGGTGGAATTCATAATATACATAATCTACAAGATACTTCTGAGTATGTGATCGACGAAGTAAAATACGAACCATATTTTGGTGGAAATTCGGAATATTTCAAGGTCAACTGGACTGGAAGTGCTCAAACATTAGAATTCAACTTTGCGTTTGACAAAACCAACACAAGTGAGGAAGGACATGTATTCAGATTAGCTGAATGTCCAGGTAGTTGGTTATTGGGTGTATATAGAGACAAAGGATTGGATTGGGGAAAACTGTTCTTTAGCTTGGACGATGGTTCCGGTAGCGTAAAGACTATCATGACCAACAAGGCACCGGTGTTTGATGGCAATACCTATCACGCCATGCTTCGCCGCCATGATGCATCCCAAGAATTTTCCGTTTACAATTTCACTCCGTCTCAAATAGATCAATACCCAATTAAGTATGATGTGCAACTGCAACGAGCCGAGGATTCAAGAATAACATTCTTTGCAACGGCAAGCCAATATTTGAGTGGAAGTTGTAATACACAATTCCGTTCTGGTTCACATGTTTATATTGGTAACTATAACCAGAATACCGCTTCATTAAATATTGATCCAGAAGCATTCTTTGGAAACATTGATGAAATAAAAATTTGGGAATCTCCCATCAGCGATTCTGTTTTTGAAAATCACACATTGCATCAGAATGCATATGATATGAATTCTCCGGTGAATATGATTTCTGATAATCTTCTCAGAATATCGTTTGAACGTCCATTGGAATTGCATGCACCTTCAAATTCCACCACCTTAAACAATTTGTCTTTCCGTAGTGATTTTCCGACGTTTGATGCAGTAAACTTCCCAGAAAATAATATTCCGCTGAAGCAAGTGACCGAATGTGATCCTACAAATGGACCCGGATTTCCTTGGCAGTTTACTCGCAAGGATTCAAGACAGACAGTAAAATTACCTGATTATGGTGCTGGTAAGTTCGGAAGCAATAAAATAAATTATGTTGAACAAGAGTTGATATCAAGCTTGTCTTCAACCGAACGCTCGTCCCTACAATCAAGTGAACTTGTTGGCATGGGATCTAATAGACTTGGTATATTCTTCTCTCCTTCAGAAATTCAAAACACAGAAATAATCAAGTTCTTTGGAAATTATCCGTTATCTGAATTAATTGGAGACCCTTCATATGTGTATGCAAGCTCATACACTCGATTTGAAAAGTTTAGGCAAATATTCTATGACCAAGGATTTGGTGCAATAGACTATCAGTTGTTTATGAACGTGGTACGATTCTATTTTGATAAGGCGATGTTCAAATATATCAAGTCGGTTGTTCCAGCCAGAGCCAACCTCGTTGATGGTATTTTGATTGAACCGTCCATTTTGGAGCGTCCGAAGATTCAGTTGAAGCCAATGGTTCAAGAAACCATTCAACAAAAAGAATCGCACATAGAAGTTAATCGCGGAATCGCCGGAACACAGGTTCCAAAATTTGAAGATACTTTGGTTACGAAAAATGAAGGAACATCAATTTTAAGTGATGTAAATCAAATATTTTTTCCAACCGACGAAGACCAGTACGGATTTGGAGTATATTCAGACAATGGAGTAACATACTATAATGGAGAATATTACAGAGCCGATGTAATCAAAGTCAAGAAGCAGTATCAAGTATACAACAAATACAATTTACCATCGTCTTCGTTCAATGACCGTGAGATAAATGTCAATTTGAATGGAACAGTTCAAACAATGTCGTCTTCTTATTACAAAATTAATATGGCAAAATTGCCAGAATTAACTTCATATATCACGACAATTTCCTATGAAGATATATACTACAGCGGAAGCGTCAGCTTTGTTCCATCGTCAATTGGGTTGCCAACATCTTTCACTGTATCATCAGCACATTCATTGAATGGCACAATATTATCCGGTTCTGTGTGGGGATCGACGGGAAATGGTGTAATATCATCACCCGGCATTTCTATAACTGCTGATTATGTTTCGGCATATCCTATGATTTACACCGGAACTTTTACATATTCTGGTGGAACATATCATTTTGTTGGAAGTATATTCGGCGGAGTTCCGGCTACATTGAATCTTGCAAAATATAATACCACATTTTTGTCATCTGGAACTGGTCCTGTCACCGACGACTTCAAATATAGAACATCGGGTACATTCTTCGGTTCTTTGTCTTCTGGCATTGATTATAAAAAAACACTATCTATGGAATATTACCCCCAGAACGCCGAATTGCTGAATGGGTATTTCAACAATCACCATAAATACGGTAAACGACAGTTTTCTTTAAAGGAAATAAACTCATACGACAATTCAAAAGTCCGTTTTAAGTGGAAAAAGCACAGTCAAAATAAAAAAACTACTGTTGATGTTACCACCGGTTTGTTGAATAACTCTGAGCCAATTGAAACAAAAACGGTGTAAAAATAGTAAAAAAAGTAATCAGATATATATTTATTGAGAAAGTAACACTATATGGCGTATATCAATAATGAAATAATAACAGTGGATGCGGTCTTGACAAAGAAGGGTAGAGAGCTACTTGCGGCAAATGGCGGATTGAATATCAAGTCATATGCCTTGGCCGACGACGAAATTGATTATCGTCTGTATCAACCAAATCACCCACAGGGTTCAGCCTACTATGATTTGGCTATTCGCAACACACCGGTATTTGAAGCATTCACTGACGAAACTCAGTTGCTAAAATACAAGCTTGTTACTCTGCCTTCCGGAGTCACGTCTATCCCAGTCATTTCTCTTGGACAAAGTGCAATTTATGTAGACAAGGACTATAAGGGAGAAGTGGTTATTGTTCCTTCTACCAATCCAGTGTATAACACAACTCTTGGTTATACAGCAATTTTGTCCAACAAGTCGGCTGGCACAATAATCGGCGAACAACTTCAGAATGTTACAAACGCAACTATCCCAACTTTTATTGGAGATGTTTCTTCGACGACTGCTCAAGTTAGCCTTGGTCTTCGTTTCCGTTTTGTTCCAAACTCAGCATTGACACAAACCTTGAGTGCAACTCTCACGGTGGTTGGAAATGAAAGTGGCGGATCGGTAACAATACCAGTTACTGTGAATGTAAAGGGAACCACAACCTCGTAATTTTACCACAATGATTTTTAAACAATTTGATTCGACAGACATAGTGGCGGGAAGAACTCAGCCAGTTTCCACCGGATTGTGGAGTGATGGTGAAGCGATATGGGGAAGTGGTTCCGTATCTGTGGGTTCATCATTTTACACCAGTAGCCGTCAAACCCAACAATCTTCTTCATTGTTTGAACCATTGAATGGTCTTTACTATACCAATGTGTATGATGCTCCAACCGGATCATCAAATTCCGATATTTATTTCTCCATTGCATATGGTCATTATGCGGGGTCCGGTTCTTCTACTTTCGACACAAATTCTTCGCAAGGAAGTTTGTTGTTTCCAACCAAGGCAATATATAATCAGTACAGAAACTTGTTGCTGTCACCCGGTGACGACAAGTTCACGTTTATATCTTCTTCTATTTCAGGTTCTGATGCATACGAAAACGCGGATGATATCTACGCAATTTCTTTTAGAAATGCTAAGTATAAAGACAAATTAGATCCCGGTCAATTTGAAATGACACTGAGTGGTTCCGGTGTGGGTGGTTTCGGAACCATAATCACAATAATTGATGACTCTAGAATTAATCCAGACACCGGCGTTCAAACTGGTGGTAAGAGATACAACCTGCTACAAGGAACATTGGCTTCCGGTTCTCTTTCTACAAGAAATTATCAAGCAATTGGTTTGATGTATCCAGACTTGGGTATTATTATTCTAAATGCCAAGAAGGTACATGAATTGATTGGTAAAGTTGATGGATACTCTTTGTACTGGAATACTGCAAACGAATGGGGATCACAATTTGCTCGCATGAGCAATTTGTTGTTTAGTTCTATAAAGAACGGTGCGGTATTTAGTGGTATGAAAGCCAGAGTAACTGAATATGTTCCTGCTCGTCACTTCTTTGTTCGAGTAAAGAACCAAGAATACAACTACAGCAACAATCCAACATTTGTAATATCCGATAACGATAATCCGAGCAATTCTCAAGACATTGGTAAGCTAAGATTTAGCGATTTTTATACCAATCCAAAGGTATATATCACCACAGTTGGTTTATATAATGACAACAACGACCTTGTTGCAGTTGCCAAGTTGAGTCAGCCGTTGTTAAAAGACTTTACCAACGAGTGCTTGATAAAAATAAAAATTGATGTTTGAGTAACGGGTAAATCCCAGTGTAGACAAATATTTATGTCTATATGATTAAGCAGTTCACTGCGGGAGACATCACAGTAAGACCATTTAGCACGTTCAAGCATTGGACATTACAAAGCATTGATTCTGCGAGCGTAAACACATATGGTGATAGCACTTATTATAATGGAAGAATGGAAGTGAATGAAGGTCTTAAACTTTCAACTCCATTTTATCCGTCTGGTAGCATATACTATGTATCAACCAATGAGCCAATAAATTCTTCTGGTAAATATGCCAGAAATATACATAGTATGACCGATGCTATGTTTTATAAGAATGTCGGCGAACCAATCAAGTTGTTTGGTGTTGAAGAATATACACAAGATCCAAAAACTGGAAAAGAAGAAGTTCGTGAAATTCATGATCGCATCATCACTGCCACATTGAAACATAATGTATATGGTGAAAAAGTTATACCAAATACGGTTAAACTTGTGGATGATTCTGATATTCACCAGACTCTAAAAATTCATGACGATGGTTACACCAACTTGTATGCAACCGGTTCGCACTTTCCATCAACGGCAGAGATACAAGCAATAAGAGACACTCACGTATCAATTTCACAATGGGACACGGGTAGTGGTTTATTTTATGTAACATTTAGTAATGGTTCCACGCAATATGTTAATTATATTAATGCCAAACAATATATGGCGATGGGGCTTCAAGTAACATATGTTCCACCAGTATCAAGTGGATCTGAGTGGGTATTAAACACAGGAAGTCATCAGGATTTATTTTTTCCCGAAAATGAACACTTTGGTGAATCTGTGAGTTGTTGGTCCAAATATGTTGCGGTTGGTTCATCTATGGATGCTTATAGTTTATCCGATGCTCGCATTGGTCATGCCGCGTTATTCAAGTATGATGAAACTCGGGGTCATCATCGTCCAATTGCAAAGATTCATTTTCCATTTACTCAAAGTTTGACAGACACATCGTCATATTTTAAAGATTCTTTTGGAACATCTGTGTGTGTGCGAGATAATTTTTTGGCGGTTGGTTCTCCAACGGGTTCAGTATGTTCTTCAAGTATGTATCCAGGTTTTGTGTGTGTTTATGACAGATACAAGGGTGGCGAAGATAATTGGGGAATAATTAATATTCTAAAAGGAAAAAGCAACGGAGACAGATTTGGCGCGTCGGTTGCAATAGACAATGATATATTAGCGGTTGGTGCTACAGGTGTTAGCGGCAGTAAGGGTGCAGTATATTTGTACAGAAAGAAAAGATACATGGATGCTGAATATCCATGTCAAAGTATCAACACCGGTTCCGTGTGGATGCAGGTTGTTACACAAGAAGATTTTTGCAAAGAACTGCAAACCGGTTCATATATTGCGTCACAAAGTTATACACCAACATTTGTTTCCGGAAACTATTCGTGGGTGTATGAAACTACAATCACTCCAAGCAATCAGTCTGTCGGTGACAACTTTGGATGGTGTGTATCTTTAGATTCAAACCGATTGGTTGTAGGAACAAACAAACCCGGTAAAGGCTACGCGGCTGTGTTCACATGTTCTTATCACTCAGCATCTCTATCCGCATGCCCAACTGCATCTTGGAGCCAAAATCAACTATTCACCGCAACTTCGGGTTATGGTGATTTGAATATTGATGCTCCGGAATATTCCGTCGATGCGTCCGATACAATTGTGTCCGACATGTTTGGTTACAGCGTGGATATAAGCGGAAAAAACTTGATTATCGGGTGCAAAGCCGATAAAGGTTTTAAGCCATACTATGGATATACAGGAAATGCTATGATTTTGGGCGCGGCATATTTATACACATATAGATATGATGAAGCATGTTTGGCGTGGCAATATGACCTTCTGACAAAAACATTTGGAAACAGAGAATATCTGACCAATAATAATTTTGGACATGCCGTATCTATTGACGGTACAACAGCCGCAGTTACTTCATTACCAGATACTTTGGGTAGAACTGTGGTATATTCTAGCGGTTCTTATATATTGGAAAATTATGCATATGAATCTTCTGCTTCTTTAGATTCTGTGTTGGGTAGAGTGACATTGTATAATTTTGATTTTACAAATGACAACTGGTATAGAGCCGGTGAATTGAGAAGAAACAAAGAAGAAAATCATCCATACAATATCTACGGATATTCTGTTTCTATCGCATCCGATTTTATGTGCGTCGGAGCACCAATCGTAAATTTAGCTCCTTCCATTCGTTCTTATTCATACACCGTAGATTCCGTTCTTTACTACGGAGATTATTACATGGATATCTGGTACAGCGGAAGTAATGGCAACACCAACCACTTTGTCACACAGAGTGTATCGCCTTTTACATATTCATTCTGTGCATGGTCCGGAAGCATAATGGCGGGTGGAGACTGGCAGAATTTGGTGGTTGGTTCCGTTTGCAATGATGCGTTGGACCCAATAAATCAATCTGGTTCATTTTCATCATCATATTCTGGTTCTGTGTTTGTGTATGACATGAACAAATATGAAGTTGATCCAAAGATTGGCAATGTGTTTTATAAGAATGGACATTTGGCCATCACCAATACATCTTCAATGTATCATGATGTGATGACAGGAACTGGTTCTCGCGGATTTACTTTGGATTATCAAGGTGCTCATACAATATATGAACATGAATATCTTGTGTCAATAAGACCGGGTGAATTTAATTATAGTACCAACCCAACTTCATTGCAGCCAAACCCTCTTACATTTGATGTAAATCAAGATGGTGTGTTTGATTATAAAGATGTAGATCTTATCATGAGATACTTGAAACTCAAGAAGTTTTATGCAGATTATGTGTTGGATGATAATGGCATTGTTTTGGAACAAGACACAAACACCGATTTTAGTTGGTGGGCAAATGATATTCTTCAAACAGAATCCGAAGATGTGTTACAACAAGAAGATGATACGGCATCCAGCATCAAATATTCATATTTGTCAGCATTCAACAACACTGCATATATGTTTATAACAAATAATTTATATGATACTGGTTTATTGGATATTGATGGTGATGGAAAAATCAACATGAATGATGGTTATATATTGGCACTATATGTGTTGAAGAGATTAAATCCAAGTACTTTGGCACAATATCTCACATCAGATTCAACTCGTAGATATGTCAAAGATATAGAAGATTATCTAAATCCATATTGCGGCAACAATCCATTCAGAGTAAATCCAGAATTTATTGGTTATCAATATAGTTCATCATATGACGCAACTGGTTCATTCTTGTCACCATGTGTTACTACGATTGGATTATATCAAGACAATCAACTTGTGGCAGTTGGCAAACTTGGCCGTCCTATAAAAAATTTAATTGATTGGCCAGTCAATATTATTGTCCGTTTTGATACATAACATTATATTTATAATAAACAACAGGAGAAACTATATATGCACCCAGGTTCAACAAGTCCAAGACCAGATCCAAAAGCACCAATTGACAGACATTCATTGACCGATGGCGGTCTTGAAGGTATTTATAAAAGATATCAAGATCTTGCCAACGTTGGTGGCGGCAGTGCCAAAGATGTGGGCTTGGATAACACCGCAACCAATGCAATCAACGGAACTCCAATTGGCGCAGCCGGAAACGATTTTGCACAAGCAAACTTTAAGATCAAGCAACCAATTCAAATCACCCAATTTACAGACGCGGGATTGAATTACATTGATACCAAAGGTATTAATACCACAAAGTACGCACCATCTGGTCGTTTGTAATATAATTTTTATAAAAAGGTTATATGAAAGTATTGGGATTAGATTTATCCACCACAACTTGTGGTTGGGCTGTAGCAGAAGATAAGATTATTCTTGGTGCTGGGTTTGTTGATATTTCAGATGCGATTGAGTATGCTGCTAAAGCAGAACTTATTATAACTGCTTTAAAAGATCAAACTTTTGAGAAAATAATGATTGAAGAAAGCTTGTTTGGATTTGCTGGTGGAGGCACTTCGCAGCAAGTTATAATCAAACTTGTTAAAAACAAGGCAGTTGTTGGTTATATACTAGAAAACCATTATAAATTGAAAGTAGATAGCATACATGCTCAAACAGCACGAAAGAAAGCATTTGGCATGGCGCGTGCCAAAGGAATAAAGTCAAAAGTGTTTGTAAAAGAGCAAGTTGAGAAGTTATATGACATGAAGCCTTGGACTATTCTTAATAAAAAGGGCAATGAAGAAAAAAGAATGGAAGATGTTAGAGATGCTATAGTATTAAGTTTAGCGGGTTGATTTCTGTCTTGGTGTTATATTTATAACATATGAACCATTCTCCAGCATCAATAGCAAGGCAAGCATTTAATAATGGACCAGACTTTCCAATAAAGTCAAGACTTGTTAAAGATGAAAAAGAACTTATACAGGCATTGATACACGAAATACATCGTCTTAAACAAAATAGCATATTATGTAGAAAAATTGCAAAACGCACAATGATCTCTGCATATGAAAATAGAGAAGACCCAACAGAGGCGCTTCGTGATTTGCGCGATTATATGAATGATATTGTTATGATTGTAGATGAGAGTGAAAAGGGCGATAAGCAATACTAATGATTTTATAGTTTGACCATATAACACTTTTGTGTATAGTGACGGTGTAAATGTCGTCGCTAAAAACATCAGAACTCACAATTTTAGTAAATAATGTTCTAAAAGACACAGGACGACTGCGTAAAGGAAATAATTTACAATATCATTGTCCAAAATGTCATCATCGCAAGCGAAAATTGGAAGTGTGTCTTGATGCTCCAAATGCTTGGCATTGTTGGACATGTAATATAAAAGGCAGAGGATTATATTGGTTGTTGAAACTTGCACAAGCCACGCAAGAACAGTTCAACAAGTTGGAATCTCTTGTAGGAGCACATGTTTCTAAAAATAGTTTATCAGAGTTTGATAAAAAGATTGCTTCACTAACTTCAAATAAAGTATATGAAGATTGTGGTGAAATATTATGTTTACCAGATGAGTTTAAAAGTTTAGCTGAAAATGATGATAGTATAGAATATCGTATTGCATTAAACTATGCAAAAAAACGCAAACTATCATTCTGTGATATTATAAAATACAATATTGGATATTGTGCAACAGGTCCATTTGCCAATCGTCTTGTATTTCCGTCATATGATAAAAACAATAACTTAAACTTTTATAGTTGCCGCAGTTATTATGATGATGGCTACAAATACAAGAACAGCGAGTTTAGTAAAAATATTGTAGGATTTGAGAACCTTGTTGATTTTGATTTTCCAATTTATTTATGTGAGGGTGCTTTGGATGCAATCTCGCTAAAAAGAAATGCAATTCCACTTTTTGGAAAAAGTATGAGTCAAAAACTCAAGACATCTATTATACAAAGCAAATGTCCAGAAGTGAATATTGTGTTGGATGATGATGCATTGAATAATGCAATTCGCATCGCAGAATATATAAACTCTATTGGTAAAATAGCCAAGTTGGTTCGACTGCAAGGCAAAGACCCAAACACATTGGGATTTGTTGAAACAATGGAACAGATTAGAAAAACAGATGTGCTTGACTTTAGAGCACTAACAATGCTAAGATTGGAATAATAATAATAATATAATAAGTATGTTCTAACACTTTTTGTTCTAACAACATATATTTATGTTTATATGAACAATACAAACACAACATCATCATGGGAAGAAAAAAAACAAGAACCGCAGAGTCAATCCGAGAAGACAATCGGAAGCGAGCAAAACTATACTATAGTCGTCATAGAGCACTTATCTGTGAAAACCGAATGGGTCGTTATTGGGGATCAAAAGAAAAGAATAAGACACTGCCCAAAGTGTAATAAGATGTTGATATACGAGTCAAAGCGTGGATACCAAATCGGAAAAAAGAGAAAATCTTTATGCGGTTCTTGTCATGCCAAAAAAAGAATGGATGCTGGATATAAACCTCCATACAGAGGTGGAGTAAAAATGACCGAAGCGCAGAGAAAAAATGTCAGCGCCGGTCTTGTAAAAAGACATAAAAAATATACACATCCAATGCTGGGAAAAAAACACTCATTGGCAACCATAGAACGGCTAAAAGAAATCAACGCGGGAGAGAATAACGGAATGTATGGAAAAAATCATACATTAGAAACTCGAAAGAAAATAAGCGAAACAAGAAAACTAAAAAATATTCCCGGTCCAATAATATCGGAAGAAGGCAAAACAAAGCTTCGGTTGAAAAGAATAAAAGAAATAGCGGAAGACAAATACAATGGCCATCAAATAGTCCCATCATATAATAAATCCGCGTGTAAAGTATTTGATAATATAAACTCCGCACTTGGGTGGGATGGAAAGCACGCAATGAATGGCGGAGAACATTTCCTCGCAAAACTTGGATATTGGATTGACTATTACGAACCAACCCGCAATATAGTGATTGAGTGGGACGAACCGCATCATTATAATGTGGATGGAACGCTAAAAGAAAAAGATACAATAAGACAACAACAAATAGAAGAGTGCCTAAAATGTAAGTTCTTTCGGGTGAAAGAAACCACATTTGACGAGCCAAAGCTTATAGCCGAACTAAAAACTTTATGATAGATACATTTGAGAAACTAAACACCAATCTAACCAGAGTGGATTATATTGTTCATATGGCGGACATTCATATTCGTTTGACCAAACGCCATGAAGAATATCGTGAAGTGTTTGGGAAGGTGTATGAAGAGGTTAAAAAGACACCAGTAAACACATTGGTTGTTATAGCGGGAGACCTCACACACAGCAAAGTTGACCTTTCGCCCGAATGTGTTCAACTCATGAGCGACCTTCTAAAGAGTTTATCTGATTTGCGTCCTACGATTGTTATTGCGGGCAATCATGATTGTCTTCTCACAAACACAACGAGATTGGATAGTTTGACTCCTATTGTAGAAAATTTGGCTCATGACAATCTTTATTATCTAAAAGAAAGCAAGTTGTATTCATTTGCTAATATTCTTATAAATAACATGTCTATTTTCACCGACCATACTTCATTTATAAAAATGAAAGATGTGACCAAGAAAATCAAGACGGAGTTTGATACAAAGATTGCTTTATTTCATGGTGGTGTATTTGACGCCAAGACTGATGTGGGTTATACCGTAACCAACAAGAGTATCATGAATGATATGTTTGATGGTCATGATATGGCATTGTTGGGTGATATTCATTTGGCACAAAATCTGCAAATGTGCGATCCAGTATCAGAAAAACCAATCATTCGTTATGCTGGTTCGGTTATTCAACAAAATCATGGCGAAGCATTGCTTGGTCACGGCATTTGTTTGTGGGATATAAAGAACAGAGCATACAAGCATGTAGAAATACCAAATGATTATGGTTATTTCACTATTGATATTGATGACGGCAAGTTGATGACTGATATAAGCACAATGCCCAAGAAGCCAAAACTTCGTGTGCGTTGCAAAGAAACTATTGCTACTGAACTAAAAAAGGTAGTAAATGAAATCAAAAAGACGCATGAAATCAGCGACATTATTTATATGCGAGTTGATGGCGACGATGCTTCTAAAGTTGTAAGTGTTCAAGCTGCTGCCAACTTGAGTCAGATTGGCAATGTTGATTATCAAAATAAACTTATTAGTGAAGCACTCAAAGCTAAATATCCAGATATTATGGACGATGGCACACTTGAGTCTGTTCATAAAATCAACAAAGACCTCAATGCTGATTTGAGCAAAGATGACACTTCACGCAACATTCGTTGGAAGCCAATCAAGTTTGAGTTCAGTAATATGTTTAGTTATGGTGAAAACAATGTGATTGACTTTACTAAACTGGAAGATGTGTATGGTTTGTTCGCAAATAATGCGAGCGGAAAATCATCATTGATGGACGCATTATGCTTTACAGCATTTGATAAAAGTGCCAGAGCATTCAAAGCAACTCATGTGATGAACTCACAAAAAATGTCTTTTCATGGCAAGTTCACATTTGAGATAAATGATATTCAATATATCATTGAGCGCAAAGGCATCAGAGATAAAAAAGGCAATGTAAAAGTTGATGTAAACTTCTATAAGATGGAGAAAGACGAAAAGATTAGCCTCAACAGTGAAGCTCGCAGAAGCACAAATGAAATCATTCGTGATTATATCGGCGATTATGATGACTTTGTACTAACTTCACTTGCATTACAAGGCAATCAAGGGTCGTTTGTTGAAATGGGTCAAACTGAACGCAAGGATTTGTTGTGTCAGTTCATTGGTCTAAATGTGTTTGATAAACTTGTGGCCAAGGGCAATGACAAACTAAAAGAACTAACAGGTGCCATCAAGTCATTCAACAAAGAAAACAATCAAGTCAAGATTGAGTCCAATAAAAATGATTTGGGATTGGCAGAGTCCAAACTTATTGATTTGACTGGTCAACGCGATCAATATTCATCAAAGAAGAATGAACTTGATAATAAAATCGTTGAACAACAAGCCAAGATTATAAAACTTGAAAATGTGCCAACAAATGTATTTGCTCTAAAAAAAGAGCGCGAAACTTTAGAAACAAAAAATAGTCAATCTGTTGATGCTATTTCGGTTATTGACACAAACACAGAGTCAAAGAAAAAAGAATATGTGGATGCTTCCAATAAACTATCTGCATTTCCAGATGATCTAAAAGAAAAATCGGACAAGCATGCAAGTTTTGTTCGTCAAAAAACTCGTCTTGAGCAAGAATTGGAAAAATTTAAGCTCGTGGTCAAAGAAAAACTCAAGAAAATAGAACATCTATCCAACCACAAATATGATCCAAATTGTGAATATTGCTGTGATAATGCGTTTGTAAAAGATGCTATATCTGCTAAAGATAGTTTGGAATCCGACAAAACTGATGCAAGAGAACTGTTTGATGCCATATCAACCATCAAAACACAGATTATAGAAGTTGAACCATTTGTGGCTCAATATGAACAAAGTGTGCTGCTCAAAGAAACTATCAATACACTCACAGCATTCATTTCCAAGAAAGAACTGGAAAAATCCAATCTCAATAATTTAATTTCTAAAAACTCTAATAGAATAGTTGATATTGACAATCTGGTTGAGTTGTATGAAAAGTCCAAAGAAATTGTAGAAAGCAACAAACTGGTTGAATCATCTGTTTACGATTTGAAAAATGATGTTGCTACTATAACATCAAAACTAAAGAATATTGAGCGAGAATATGTGGATGCGTATAGCCGCAAAGTGTCATTGACAGACCAAATAAAAAATATCGAAGAACAAATCAAAAAAGTAGAAGAGTATGAAAACGAGCTTGCTGCTTATCAATATTATCTAACTTCAATTGGTAAAGATGGCGTACCATATAAAATTATTTCAGATGCCATTCCAAGAATTGAACAAGAAGTAAATAATATATTATCTCAAATGGTTGAGTTTAGTATGAGTATTGAAACAGATGGCAAGAATGTCAATGTATATATCAAATATGATGACAAAAAATGGCCATTGGAACTATGCTCTGGTATGGAAAAGTTTGTTAGTGCTTTGGCTTTGAGAGTATCCTTGATCAACATCAGCAATCTACCGCGTTCCAACTTTTTGGTAGTTGACGAAGGGGTATCTGCGTTGGATGCATCCAATTTTCCGATGTTACATTCGTTATTTAATTATCTGAAGCCCCATTTTGATTTTATTATAATAATAAGTCATATTGACGCAATGCGAGACATGGTAGACAAACAACTGGAAATCAGGAAGATTGATGGATTTTCACATATAAATCACGTTTGATAACAACGTCTGAGTCATATTTATCCATAGGCGTATATACAACCTATGGACACAGTACCGGATAGCAACTCGCAGAATACATATTTTATTTTATCCGACTTTAAGGATACGCTCAAATCTGGAAAAAATTCATTCATTGTAAATCCGACTAACTTGGTTGTTCCAGATTCGGATATTACATTATCTGCATATGATGTGGATGGTAATATATTATCTTCTGGTATTATACGTCCAACTGACGCAAAATACAGTGAAGTTACTGATTCTGGTAGGTTGTATTATGTTAATATTCCATCAACCACACCAACTGGCATTGGTAGGTTGGAAATACGTTCGATTGGACTTGATACTGGAGATTATACCGGAATAATTGCTTACTTTAAGAACAATGGATATAAAATAGATAAAAATCAGCGCCTTCCACTGATTCAAGCTCCGTCGCCCACCCCGCTGACAAAAGTAAATATATTATGGTCTAGCAATATATTGATTGATCCAACTAAAAAGACAGACACTGAAGTAAGATTCTTTGATTCTCCATATATTGAAGTTTCATCAGAAATATATGATTGTCCAATATATCCAACATCTTCCTATTGTATATCGTCCGGTTCATTTTCATCAATTGCCGTATTTCCAAAAAATAACTCGGATGGTGATTATGATTATCAATACGACAAGCCAATTTATCAATTATATTGGAAAGGTGGATCAAAATTCAGTTCATCCATGGAAGGTGAACAAGTTCGTATCAAGAGTCCAACCGTAAAGAAATTTACATATACCAATTATACAAACAACCAAATACAATACGAAGGATTGATTTCTACCGATTTTATAGCAAAAATTGACAGCGTAGTAAATGACACAACGGTGTTATTAGATATTCCTTTTTCAACTGTGTCTGATTTGATAGATCGTTCCAATCAAGATTCTTCATATGCTAAAAATAACTTGGCAAATATAAAGGGATATGGTACAAGCAATGATCCATCAAAGCAGACCGTTAATCACAAAAAGAATTTTTACATATTGAGTATTGATAATGGTGAGTTTGAAATTATTCACAAAAATATTGTAACTGAATTGCCACGAGCAATTGTATCTGGTTCCACTTTCTACAAAAAATCCATATTGGATATTTATTTCAACAATTTGCGAGTATTATGTGGAGATCTGAATAGCTATAAAGTTTACGGTCGCAGCCTAAATAGTCCAGAAACAAAAACATTGATTTGTGAAGGAAAAATAAAACCTACAAATTTAATTTCAACAACCAAATTTGATAATGGACTGTACAATAATCCCGGTGAATTTTACAACGCGGCACATGTTTCCAAATATTGGCTGGTTCAAGGCAGTTGTGGGTTTTCACAAACCAACCAAGTGTTTATTGACGGTGTCACTGTATCTCACACAGGAAATGAAAATCAAATTGATTATGTGATATATAAAGATGATACAAGTGTCGGTAGAACTGCGGCGTATATAAGTTATACCTTACTACCAAATTCTTATTGGTATGGTAAATCGGATGCTTTTATAAATTTTGCATCATATCCAACTGCATCATATCTGGGACTTGATAATGCACCAGAATTGACTTCATATACAAATTCTCAAGAAAATTTGATACAAGGTGCTGTATATGACAGCAATCCAATCACATTGAAACAAAATTCATTGTACGAGTTTTCTATAAACGTAAAACCGTCGGTTGAAAACAGCAGCACTTCGGTGTTGTATGTTTATTTTGTAAGCGGCGACGACAAAATAAAGATTGCCACAATTGATAGTACATTTAAATTTGGCGCTGGTCGAAGATACAAATCAACTTTCTTTTCTGATATAGAAAGATATGGCACAATAATGTTGGTTCCTGTGTCCGGTACTTGGAGTATATCAAAACTCAACCTGTGTTCATATCAGGCGTTGGATTATTCGGTGGATAATTTTAAAATAAAGATTCCAATAAAAGCCACTTTAAGAAACGAATTGTTTGAAATTGAAGCTGAACTATATGATGGTGCCCATCAACTTGCATATGGTGAAGATTCTTATACTTTTATATATAATCAAACGTTCTTGCCATTAAAAAAACAAATATTCGTTGATCCAAGCGGAACCACGTTGGTTGGCGGTGGTGGGTAGCGGTGGTTTCTATAATGGTGCCTGAGCGGTGCTTTTTCTTTTTGAACTGTATAAACTATTAATTTTTTATTACTAAAGAAGTAATTATATAAATACAAAACTTGAAATTTGTTTTGGTATTCAATATATATGAACGAGCGATTCTTGTAAATTTCGCTTGACAAATAAAACAATGGTTATACTCTACTAAAGATGAAAATTTTATATATTACTCCGCATTTATCGACGGGTGGCTGTCCGCAATTTTTGTTGAAGAAGATACAGGTCTTGCACAAAGACCACGAGATATATTGTATTGAGTATGCAGACCACGGCTGTTTCACAGTACAAAAGAACAAAATAAAAGAAATTCTCAAAGACAGGTTGATTTCTGTGAACTATGATCGCTCAAAAATAGTTGACATAATCAAAGATTTGGACCCCGACGTTGTGCATCTGGAAGAAATGCCAGAATATTTCATGGACCATGATATTGCCAAAAAGATATACATCAAAGATAGACGATATAAAATCATTGAAACATCGCATGACAGCAGCTTTGATCCAAAAGGTAAAGTATTCTTTCCAGACCGATTGATATATGTGAGCAAATATCAAAAAGAAAATCTCAAAGATATTGATGTACCGTCCGAAGTTTGTGAATATCCTATTCTCATCAACCCCAGAAAGCCAAGAGAAGAAGCACTGAGAGTGTTGGGTCTTGATCCAAAGAAAAAGCATGTGGTGCACGTTGGTTTGTTCACATCAAGAAAAAACCAAAAAGAAATTATTGAGTATGCCAGAATACTCAAAGACCAACCTATCCAGTTTCATTTTATTGGAAATCAAGCAGACAATTTTAGAAGCTATTGGGAACCGTTGATGAAAGATTTTCCATCCAACTGCAAATGGTGGAATGAAAGAAAAGATGTGGATAATTTTTATCAAGCAGCCGATTTGTTTCTGTTTGTGTCCAAGGATGAAAATGGAGACAAAGAAACAAGTCCATTGGTTATACGCGAAGCAATATCATACAATATACCAACGTTGATTTATAATTCTCCTGTGTATATGGGAATGTATGACAAATATGAAAATATCAAATATCTTGATTATGATAGCAAGGATGAAAATTTAAACAAAATACTAAAAGCCCTAAACCTATATACAGAAAAATCTATGACTCGCTTCAACGTAAAATACGACAATACAGACAACAAGGTACTATTCTCGGCCAATAAAACCGTAGATAATTTACTCATCTCCGTGAAAGAACTGGATTCTCGCACTGTGGTGTGGGCTGTTGAATATCCACAGCTTCCTGCCAATTTGGAATGGTGGATTATTCCTACCCCGAAGCACGTGATTGATTATGAAACCGAGCCATACTTTGGTGGATTGTTGGTGGAATTTTATCAAAACGGTGTATTGCTAGATTCCAAGACTTTTCGCATAAAGCCCGCCGCATTCAACAAATATCAATCTATTCTTAAAAACGACACACAGCCGACATATATGAATTACACGGAATTCTTTGTTGATAAGATATATGACAAATATTTACACGGAAAGACATTTAACACTGTTGTTGACGTGGGTGCAAATATCGGGCTGTGGACAGAATATATAAAACACACGGCAAAATGCCAAAAAGTTTACTCGGTTGAACCAAATAGGGATGCATTGAAAATATTGAAGAATTCTTTTGGAGATGAAGTTGTGGTTGTAGAGAAAGCTATGTCCAATAAAGATGGTCAACTTGAATTCTTTGTTGACAGCAAAAATTCCATCGTATCATCGGTGGCAAATGTGAATGGTTCGGACACATCGTATAAAGTAGATGCAACATCGTTCAAATCGTTTGTGACGAAATATAACATCCAAAAGATTGATTTGATGAAGGTGGACATAGAAACCGCTGAATATGATTTGTTCGCTTCAATGGATGATTCGGATTTGGCTATGATTGATAATATTCTAATGGAATATCATATCATTGGCGGAAGAACTTATGAAAAAGATGCAACTTTGGTATTGAACCAGTTGAAAACGGCTGGGTTCAATTGCACCGTCCAAAGCTTACACGCACAGGGTGGGTTCATTTTTGCAACCAAATCGGAAGTGAAGATTGATGATAGAAACACGGATTTGCAAAAAATGCTTGACGCTCGTGGATGTCCGGACAAGCGAGATTTGGCGGTATTGGTCAATGATATGTTTCCACACGGAAAAGGAATTGAAATTGGAGTACTCAGAGGAGAGTATTCAAAGATAATATTGGAACGTTGGCACGAAGGTCAACTATATCTAGTGGATGCTTGGCGTCATCTTAGCAGCTATGTTGATATGAACGGTCAAGATGATAAGTATCATTACGATTGCTTGGTGAAGACCTGTGAGAACATCAAACCATGGCAAAATCGTGCTCATATCATTCGCATGGACAGTGCGGCCAGTGCTCATATGTTTCCAGATGAACATTTTGACTTTGTTTATATTGACGCCGATCATTCTTATGAAGGAGTTGTGCGTGATATGAAAGCTTGGTGGCCAAAGGTAAAGAAAGGTGGGTTGTTCTGTGGCGATGATTATATTCCGGACGACGGTGATATTTGGCTGACAGGTTCCGGAAAAGAACCTGTGTATGCTGGAAAATTTGGCGTCAGAAAAGCCGTCAATGAGTTTATGGCCAAGAATGACTTAAAGGTCTATTCAACCACTAGCGAGCCATATTGGAGACAATGGTACACATTCAAACCCTTCTAATAAAACACAACTATGGTTATATTTCTATACAGCGATAAGAACTGCGAATATCAAGCAATCTCTTGTATCAAGTCTTTGACAAACAAAATCACAGACGATATAAAGATTGTTTATTATACAATCGGATTTGACAGCAGTTTTGAATTCAAGAACTTGCAAAAAGTAAAGGTTGATTATCGGCCACAATATCCAACCTTCCACTTCTATAAAGCCGAGCTTTCTTTGCTTACAATGCAGATGTTTCCAAATGAATATTATTTGTTCACGGATACAGACGTATTGTTCTCGCGAAACTTCAACTTTAATGACCACAAATATAACGAGTCATATCCTATGGCAAGTTATGGTCCACATGAATATCCATTCATTTGGCAAGAAGTTAATGGAGTAAAAATTATTTTCAACGAACAAAAATTGATGAAATATCATGGACTGGAAAACAGAAGCATGAGATATTGCTGGTCTTGTTTTTATGCATTCAACCCAAACTGCAAAGAGTTCTTTGAAGAATATACTTCAATCTGCCAGAACAAATATTTGTTGGATCGTCGTAAAGATTATTTTCCATACGCCGATGAAACTGCATTCAATGTGTGCTTATGGAAGCGCGGTGCAAATAAAAATCTAAAACAAGCATTTGTAAATACACATCTATTAGAAACTGTGAGGGTCGTTGAAGAACGCAAAGCCAAAAATACAATATTCATGAACAGCGTAGATGCATTTGGTTCAAGTTGGGAGGCGGTTGAAGATCCAGATAGAGTTTTGTTATATCACGGCTTCAAGGAAGCTGGAGAAACAAACAGAACGTTGGAATATCTATTATCGTGATTTTTTTCGACTTATATTTAGACCGAGAAAATTTTGCAGTTTATTTTAACTATAAATTGCAATATACGTCAAAGTATATATTCACTGTTGGTGACTTGTATACGGGTGCTGTTTATTATGCTTGTACACAAGATGTGGAGGCCGGTTTAAATTTATGGATGCAACCATTGTCCCAAAAAATAAATTCATTTGTTATAAATAATCCAAATTTTCCCGGATTTGTTGTAAAAATATATAACAAAGATTTTCGACTGATCCAATATCAAAATATTGTTGTAAACAAGAACGCAAAACGGTTTGCCAGCACATTTCATTCAGATCCATTTGATCCCACCGGTCCATCATACGCAGACTTCTTCTATGGGGATTTGTGTAAAGATATAGACGTTTCTGGTACAGTTGTTGATGCTGGTGCCAACGTTGGGTTTTTTACTTTATATTCTAAACACTTTGGTGCAAGAAAGATATACAGTATAGACCCAGATCCATTGGCGTTCTTTTACTTGGAAAAAAACTTTGGTCAAGATGCAAGCATAACGCTGCTCAACAAAGGTATGAATGTGTCGGATGTTGGTATGGATATAAACATATCACTTGGAGCATCGGTTGGTACAAGTGAGTTTTTGAATGTAGAAAATTCTGTAAAAATACATGTACCAACAACATGCGTAGATTCTATATTAAGTATGGAAGACAATATAAATTTGCTAAAGCTTGACATCGAAGGAACTGAATTTAAAGTAATTGAAAATTTAAACCAAAAACATTTTGATAGAATAAATCAATTCTTCATTGAGTTTCACTTTGATCCAAAGCCAATAGCCAAAAAACTCATAGATAATGGATATAACGTACAATATAGACATTGTACAGAAAATGATACAGTTGGATTCATATACGCGACAAAATGAAAAAACAACTATTGATAGTTGGCTCATACCCATCCGAGCAAAAAACGGAACAAGTTTTACAATCCGTTTTGGAAAGAGTTAATAACGATTTTGATGTTTTGTTGGTTACGCACTGTCCGGTTAGTAAAGAAATACAAAATATGGTTAAATATTTTATATACGATTGTCGCAACGATTTTATACCATCAAATCCAAATGTTAATTTTTACGCGGATTATCCCAAGTTTTTCTTTAGAATATACCAACTTGCAAATCATAAAAATCATAGTTATGCAGTGTTTCGCTCTATAATGAACGCAGTCAATTTTGCGAAAGATTCATATGATTCATTTGTTTATGTGGAAGGTGACTGTCTATTTTCGGAACAAGATGTTATAAAGTTAAAAAATTTAAAAAATATATCTGAAACTAACAATAAAAAAGCAATGTTTTTAAAATTTGATTATGTGTTCGTTTCAACGATATTTTATTCATCAATTGAATTTTTTAAGAATACATTTAAGTTTTCAAATTCCTCCGACGAATATATAATTAACTGCAAAGAAGTTGGTGCATATGGAACGCTGGAAAGTTTCTTGTATAAGAGCGTTGAGAGAAAAAAATTATTTGGAGACGTTCATATGCTTGAAAATATTGGAATTGAAAAATATTTTGCAACCAGTAAGCATGGTATGAGTGCGTTCGCGGAGGATGGAATTGTGACTGACATGGTTGGTATTTCAACCGTGCTCAAGATAGAAAATACGACAGACATTGCATTTGTGTATTTAAATAAAAGTCCAAGAGCTGATAAGTTGGAGGTATATGTTGATGACGTTTTATGCGAAACTATACCCAATTCGCTCACGGGCATGGTTTTTAAAATAAATCCAAAAAACCAAGAATTTGTTGTACGAATCAGTGATGCTCGCTTAATTAAATTTAATAAAAATAGCATACTTGATCCAAAAAATAGAAGTTTTGTAAGATTGAAATAAAATACTTGACATCAAACAAAACTTTAAATATATACACTGATACAAATACGGTGACTACACCAAATTGGATAGAAAGAATTTAAAATGAAAATAATCAATATTACGCCGGGACTTATATCAATTCCACCAAATGGGTGGGGTGCAATCGAAAAAATTATCTGGGATTATCATCTTGAATTGAACAAGCTGAACATCCGTAATGAGATAAAATATCTCAATGATGTTAAATATGATGAAAGTATGGTTGTGCATGTACACGTGGCCAATCTCGCCAATATGCTTCATGAACGCGGTGTTCCATACATCTTTAGCATTCATGATCATCACGCATTTTTGTATGGCAAAGAATCGCATGTGTATAAAGAAAATTTTAAAGCAATTGAAAATAGTGTGTTTTCTTTGTCACCATGTAAGTTTTTGATACCATATTTTGGCAGCAAAAAGTTGCGTTACTTTTCTCACGCCGTCAATACAGATGTCTTTACATACAAAACAAGAGAGATGAGCAGCAGTCCAAAGTTGTTGTGCGTAGCCAACAATGGATATGCTAATGACCAAAGCAAAGACCGTAAAGGGTTTGCTATTGCAATTCAAGCAGCCAAACAGTTGGGACTACCGCTGACAATTGCTGGTCCGCGTAACAACGATAACTTCTTCAAAACACTCGATCCCGAACTCAACAACTATGAACAGTTGACCAAGTTATATGACTTGGATGAAAAGTCGCTCATTGAGTTATATAACAGTCATGATATATTTTTACACTTCTCTGAACTAGAGGCTGGTCATCCAAACCTCACATTATTAGAAGCAATGGCATGTGGGTTGCCAGTGGTTGGTACGTTTGAAGAAAAAAAATACAAAGGTATGGTTGTTACTTCACGTGACATATCTGAAGCAATTCATGGTATTGAAGATGTGAGATTAAATTATAAAGCATATAGAAATGCCGCATTGGAAAATGCCAAAGAAAATTCGTACAGCAACAGAGTACATGACTTAGCCAAACTATACAGCGAATATTGTGAATGTATTTTTGGTAATCAGTTGATTGATAGTTATAAAAATACAGACGTGGTATACAAAGAGCCAAAGAAACCAGAAAACAAAATTAAAATAACTTTTGATGATGGTGCTAAGGTAGATATACCCGGTCCAGTTGACAAGAGTTATAAGATCAAGTTTATTGATTTTCATACAGGTCATGTTGTATATGAAACGAAACTTAAAAATAATATGTGGGCATCAACTTCCACAAAGTATTTCAACAAGTGGGTGGTTGAGGTATATGACATATCAGATGGTTATGATGTATTGGTAGAAAAACACACATTTGATCCAAAAAATAAAAAAGTTAAAGTTGTATTGGACAGTGAAAGTTTAGGAGATTTGTTGGCGTGGATTGGTGCTGTTGATGAGTTTCAGAAGAAACATCAATGTATAATGGAATGTGCAGTGTTTAATAAAGTACTTCGTCCAATGTTTGAGAAGAATTATCCAAATATAAAATTTTTGGCAGTGGATGTGTATACAGATCCATATTATGCTAAATACAAGATTGGATGTTTTGATGGAGAAAATACCAAGAATCATATTCCAACCGACCCAAGGTTGCTCAATCTATGTTCAATTGCCACAACCATACTAGGTTTGACCAATATAGAATACAAACCAAAGATTACTTTTGATGCCAATAAGTATAAAAATGTAAAGAAGAAATATGTGTGTATTGCTACTCAAAGTACTTGTCAAGCAAAGTATTGGAACAATAAAACTGGATGGAAGACCGTGGTGGATTATCTAAAGAGCAATGGATATGAAGTATGGTGCATTGACCGACACAATAGTTTTGGCGTAGACAAAAGTATGAATTATATGCCAGAAGGTTGTGTGGATAAAACTGGCGACTTTACACTGGACGAACGCATGGCTCAAATAGCAGGCGCACAGTTCTTTATTGGACTAAGCTCTGGTTTGAGTTGGTTGGCATGGGCCGTGGGCAAGCCCGTGGTGTTGATCAGTGGATTTACCAAGAGTCTGTGCGAGTTTCATACTGAATATAGAGTAATCAATGAAAGTGTCTGTAATGGTTGTTGGAACGATATGTCCTGCAAGTTTAGTCGCAATGATTGGTTTTGGTGCCCAAGGAACAAAAACTTTGAATGTTCCAAGGAAATATCAGCAGATATGGTATTGAAACAAGTCAAAAAATTGATATAATAAACCGGTGATATATACTTATAAGCATGGACATTTCTATAAAAAACCTAAAAAAGTATATTTTTGAACCAAAAACAGAGTCACTGCGTCTAAAAAGAGCCAATGAAATACTAAGTCAGAACATGGTCATCACCGAAAAGGTGGATGGAACAAAACTGACATTGGTGCGTACACAGCAAGTTGATAAAGCAGATTATACCAAGAATTGGGTTGTGGCATACAAAGGAACTGTGTTGTATGCCAAAGAGTTTGCTCATTTGAATGATAAAGAAAAGGGTGATATATCCCAATCTTCTGTTGGCATTGGTCAATATTCCATGATATTTGATCATTTGTCTAAGATAAACAATAAGATTAACAGCATTCCAAAGAGTACTGAGTTTAGCGTTGAGTTTGCTCAAAACAAAGACACTTTGACTCGTACATATGTCAACAAGGGTGGCTTGTTTTTAAGAAGTTATGGTGAAGTGCAGTATCGTGTGGTTGGCGGAGATTTGCATACCATTCCGAAACAAGAAATAACAGACTACAAATCTGTGAACAAGATGGCAGACTTGTTGGAAATATCATCATTTCCTATCTTCTTTCAGGGAAAACTCAGCAAGGAAAATCTGCTGAAGAATCCGTTGTTTGGATCAAAACTAACAAATGTTGATTGGACCAATCCGACTGATGTTGTAACAAAATTTTCGGAGGCTATTTTGGCTGTTCCATCTACATTGGGTGGCACAACAGAAGGTGTGGTAATGAAGCTTGATAATGGAGAGTTCTTCAAGTTGGTGCAAGCCGATCAATATGATGCTGGAGTTCGTGGTGCAAAGAAGGACGCATATAAACTTGAACCAGAAGCCGCTTCAGCATACTTTCAACAAATCAGAGCATTGATACAAAATATTTTTGCCGCAATTGGTACTGAAGGAAAATCCGAAGAAGATGTTATTTCAGATTCAAATTTTTATGTTGCTAAGAATCAACCAAAGTTAAAGAAGTTCTTTGATGCTCTACAACAGATTGCTGGCAACAAAAAGAACATTGTTCAAATCAAAGATGATATTCATGATACGATTCGTTTGATGACATCCAAACAAGGGTTGTTGGGATCAACCAACAAAACTCTTGGTCTTATTCCAATTGCTGGCAAGCCACTGCACATTGGTCACTGGAAGCTTATTGAAAAAGCAGCCAATGAAAATGATCGAGTCATTGTTTATACATCATCTTCCGATAGAATAAAGAAGGGTGAGTTTCCTATAAAGGGAGATGACTTTGTAAAACTATGGAGTGATGTGTTTATTCCATCTTTGCCAAAGAATGTAAAAGTAAAGTTTGTTGATTCTCCAGTTCGGGCCATTATGCATGAACTTGCGTGGTTGGAACAAAGATTGACTCAAGATGCCGCAGATATGCCAACCATAAATTTGTATTCTGACAAAGATGATGTTGAAATAAACTTCAAAGATGAAGATTTAAAAAAGTATCCAGAGTTGTTGGCTGCTAATAAAATTAAAAAAATTGGTGTAGAAAGAACTGCTACAGTGAATGTAAGTGGCACAAAAATGCGTGAATTTTTGATGAACAATGATAAAGAATCATTCTTGAAAAATCTTCCACCGGTCGGCAACAAAGACAAAGAAGAAATTTGGAATACTCTCATAGCAAACAAGCCAGAGCCGGTATCAGAAGTTAATCCATATATAAACTTTGCTGAGGAAGTTGTAAATGAAATAGAAAAAGAAATGTTTGGTGAAGGCGGTTGGAGATCTACTTCTACACAATCAACTATTATAACTCCAAAGAAAGTGTTAAATATTTTGAGTGCAATGGATAAATTTGTTTCAGAATTCAATGCATATTCAAATCTTCCTCCAATAGAATCCAATGGACCGGTAGGTTCAGCAATGTATTATAAACAAGATTTAGAAAAAGATGGTGTAGAATATGGTGATATAGATATTCAAATTATATTACCAGAAGAAACTAATGATAGAACATCACAACTAGCATCTAATAAAAAGTATTCAGAAAAGATTATCCAGTTTATTCAAGAAAAAAAACCAAGTTATATATATCCAAACTTTCAAGATAAAGACTTTGGTACAGGATATTTAATATTCAACGTTGGTGGTGAAAAAATTCAAGTTGATTTGGTTTTGTCATATAAAGTATCATCGGAATGGACAAAAATTAGAACAACTCCGGAAAAAGGACTAAAAGGATTTGTTACTGGAAATCTATTGAGTGCATTATCCGATGCTCTTAATGTTGTGTTGGGATCAAACACCAATCCATATATAAATACGATAGATGGCAAGGTTGCGTCATCTCTGATCAAAACAAACTCAAAGCCTGTGTTCTTTAATCCAAATCAAGTATTTTTGGATATATTGAAGTTCTATGGCAATCTTGCTGGTGTTTCAAAAGTAAATTCATCAGTATTACAAGGTTATTATGGATTGGATGCAAACGATCCATCATTAAAGAAAAAATGCGAAACCGTGGTTGCTTTGAGTAAAGCACTTGATAATAACAGAGCATTTGATAAAGGAGTTGTTGTATCAAAGAATGGAACAACATTTAAATCCAGAGAAGAATTTGTAAAATATGTGCTGGATACATTCATAAAAAATATGAAATCGGCCAGCACTGCAAAAAAATTAGAAAAAGCAGAAACACCAGAAGCTATGAAAAATATTGAAAAAATAAAACACGACGCAAATCTTGGTATAGAACTAGCCAAGCAACTAATCAGAGAAGCAATTGCATCATTGACCGAGTCTGGTCAATCTGTTGCTGCTGTAGATGACAAAACGTCAAAGACCGTAAATGGTCAACCAGCCCAAGCCACCACAAAACTCAGGATTGTTGATCCACAAGGCAAAGACATTCGTTCTGCTGTATCTGGTGATGTGAAGGAACTTATATATGCACTGAATAGTAAGGTAGGTTTTTGGAAAAAGAACAATCCATATATTGAAAATGGGTTTGTGTTCAACGGCAGTTCTCAATATCTAATGAGCGGCGATGCAAAATATAAAGATTTGGCTAAATACAAATCTGCTTTTGGAGATATTGATGTGATTGTGCCAAAAGAAAAATTGGACACAATGGAAGCATATTTGGACAGTATTGATGACAAGCAAGTTGAATGGAAAGCAACACCAAAAAATAAAGTTAGTAAAAATTTTCATTATGTTGGTCGTACAAAAAATCAACGTGCTTTGGCAGGTCAAACAGTCACATTGTGGTATTATTCTCCGGTAAAACAGGTTGTTCAAATCGACTTTGAAGGAGATGAAATGACATTGGACCCTCAAGGCTATGAAAAGCCATCTGAGTGGAACAAGTTTATTAAAGATTCTCCATGGCAAGATTTGACGACTGGCATCAAAGGATTAGCAGGAGCTATTTTATTACGCGGTCTGACACGAGCAGCAACCGCACTGCCAAATGCGGTGTATGTCACCAACTCAACTGCACTCAAGATACAATCTGGTCAGTTGAAGAGTTTGGTTGATGCCAAAGGCAAGAGTGTTGTATCAGTCAATGCTACACATGCTCTACCAGCAGAATATACTCTCAATACAAGCGGTTCTGGTCATGCCGGTGTGCGCAAGGCATATCGCCTTGTGGCTAAGAATATGGACTATCAAGGTAAAAAGGTGGATGTTTATACCGACATTGCTGCCAGCGAAAGCAAACCAGAAGATCGTATCAACAGCGTAAATAAAGTATTTGAGCTTATTTTTAAACGCAAGCCAAGTGGTCAAGATGTTGAAAACTTCAGAAGTTATGTTGGATTGCTGACACTCATGAAGACTCTACCAAAAGATGTTCAAGTCAAAGCACTGGAAAGAGCCAAGGAAGGTTTGACTCAAGCGGGGTTGGAATCAGCAGAATATGCTCCAATACAAAAAGCAGCCAAAACGATTTTAGGAATATCCATATAATAAATGTTCGCAAAGAATAAATGAAGCGAACATTTATATATATACAAAAGGTTATAACATTATGAAAAACACGGATATAATTAAGTCATATTTGGCGGGAGAAAGACCCTACATAAAAGTAGGATATACTGGCGATAAGGATAAGTTTATCATTCGCAAAACGGGTGAACGATGGACAGACAGCAGTGGAAAAGAATGGGAACAAAGAGAATATGGTCCGTCAGCAGTAACCAGAGTTTCAGACATCATTAGAATAGAAACCAACGATAAATGTAAATGCTGTGGAACCGAGGTTCGTTGGGGTTCAAAACTTGATCGCAAAATGTATTTCAAAACTGAAAAATGCTTTGATTGTTTGGTTGAAGAAGAAACTCAACTGCGTGTCAAAGGAAAATTCAAGTTATACGAAACCAAGAAACTATTGGAAAATGAATTATCTTACTTGAAAGATATAAAGCGTAAACTGAAAGAAAGTAGAGAATATTTGGCATCAGACAGCTCAAAGAAACTAACATATGTCAATTCCAATGGATTTGTTGAAGAATGGGATAATAATGTGCGTGCTGAATTGACTACACTTGTTGAAAAAGATTGGAAAACTTGTTTGAAGAAAATAAAAGATGGCGAAAAGGAGTTAAAGAAAATCAATAATGAAATTGACTCAGTTCTTGCACCAGTCTGATATAATCGAAGGATTGGCAATCAGAGTAAAGAACAAATACCCAGAAAAAGGTATGTGCGAGTTTATCGCGAAAGATTTGGTCAAAGAACTAAAAAGTCGTGGAATAAATGCCAAACATATTGAAGGTAATTTCACGTTGGACGAACCAGCGGCATATCAATTTATTAGTCCATTAGATGAAGTAAATGATGAATATACCATAGACCATGATTGGGTGGAAGTGGAGGGTGTGATTATTGATGCATCGGCTTCACAATTTAGAAAATATGTGTATGATGAAATACCAGACATTGTAATGGCAAATTATACACATCCGTTATATACCAAATACGAACCTCACAATTATGTCTAATACGACAAAAAATATTAGAGATGTAATTCGGGAAGAGTATATAAAGTGTGCCAAAGACCCAATATACTTCATGAAGAAGTATGTGAAGATTCAACATCCTATTCGCGGCACACTGCCATTTCTTACTTATCCATTTCAAGACAAAACTTTGGCCGACTTGATAAAGTATGACCAAAATATTATTCTCAAGAGTCGTCAGATGGGTATTACTACACTAGTTGCTGGATATTCATTGTGGCTCATGGTGTTTCATGAAAACAAAGAAATTATTTGTTTGAGTATCACTCAAGAAACATCCAAAGCAATTGTAACCAAAGTTCGTTTTGCCAATGACAATCTACCAAGTTGGTTGAAACTGCGAGAATCAGAAGACAATCGACTGTCATTGAAACTATCCAACGGCTCCAAGATTGTTGCTATTTCATCAGCGGGTACAGCCGGTCGTTCAGGTGCCGCATCTTTGCTGATCATTGACGAAGCTGCGTTCATCGACAATATCGACGAAATCTGGTTGTCTTCACAATACACATTGGCTACTGGTGGTAAAGCGGTTGTGTTGTCTACACCGAATGGTGTGGGTAATTGGTTTCACAAAATGTGGACAGAAAGTGAATCTGGTCTAAACAACATGAATCGCATTAGCTTACCGTGGAATCATCATCCAGAACGCGATCAAAAATGGCGCGATGATCAAACAAAGTTGTCCGGCGAAAAAGGTGCGGCACAAGAATGTGATTGTGAATTTAGCACATCAGGTAATACCGTTATTGATATTCCACTACTAGAATGGTATGAAAAAAATCACGCGATTGATCCAACAGAAAAGCGAGGACATGACAAAGGATTGTGGATATACAAATATCCAGAAGCTGGTAAGAGTTATATGATAAGTGCCGACGTTGGTCGAGGAGACGCCGCCGACTTTAGTGCATGTCAAGTTTTGGAAATAGAAACAATGGAACAAGTGGCAGAATATAAAGGAAAAATACCCACAAGTGATTATGCTCGATTGCTTATGACGATTGCAACTGAATATAATCAAGCATTGCTTGTTATAGAAAATGCCAACGTAGGATGGGCAGTTATACAAGTTGTATTAGACAGCAACTATCCAAATCTATTTTATAGTTCATCGGACCTACAATATGTGGATGTAGAATCTCAATCCACAAACAAGATAAATGCCGAAGAACGCAAAATGACACCGGGCTTTACCACATCCAATAAGTCCAGACCGCTTCTAATATCTAAGCTTGAAAGTTATATTCGCAATAAAGAAGTAATCATACACAGCAAGCGATTGTTGGAAGAACTGAATGTATTCATATGGAAAAACACCGGTGGATCATCTGCAAAAGCAGAAGCCATGACTGGTTATAATGATGACCTCGTATTGTCAATGGCTATTGGATTGTGGATAAGAGATGTAGCATTGCGATTGAGAAAAGAAGCAGATGAATCTACTCGTCTTATAATATCAAAGATAGGTTCCACTTCAAGTGAGCAGATAAAAAATAATATGGTGGCATTGCATAAATCTGGTAATAATCCTTATGGAGTTTACAGCAATCCTTGGAAAATGAGCATTGGTGGTCCAAGTGGTGTGGCTGGTCAAAGCAAAACAGAAGACCTAACATGGCTGCTGTGATGATATATCTTATAAAAATATCATGAGTATATATTTATAGAATAGACGCTCATATATATACATACTTATGGCAGAACAAAAAGATATATTCACAAGACTAAAGAAGATGTTCTCAACGGACGTGCTCGTGCGTCATGTTGGCGGAAAAAAGATAAAAGTTATAGACACAGATGAAATTCAATACGCAACAGACAGAAATAGTTTGCGTGATCGTTTCAATAGATTAAGAAGCAGTACATACAACTTGCATAATCGCGATATGTCTATGGCATATCAAGCAAGTCGTTTAGAATTGTTTAGAGATTATGATGTAATGGACATGGACCCAATCATTGCATCTGCATTGGATATTTACTCAGATGAGTGCCTTGTTCCTTCAGAATTTGGAAATGTTCTTACAATTCGCTCAAAGAATGAAAACATCAAAAAAATTCTCAACAATTTGTTTTATGATATTTTAAATGTTGAGTTCAATATGTGGAGTTGGACCAGAAACATGCCAGTCAAATACGATTCCCCAATTCCAATCCTATCGGGTGAGATTATTACTATAGAGTCGCTATCAAACCGATTAAACGCCGGTGAGGAAATTTGGGTTTATTCTGTACAAGATGATACTAAAAAGATTGTTCCTGGTAAAGTTGTGTGGTGTAACAAAAATTATACATCAAACAAAATTGTAAAAGTGACACTTGATGATGGCTCGGTAATAGAAACCGCGCCAGAACATCCATTCATACTTCGCAACGGAACTACCAAGAGAGCAGATGAGTTGTTAGAAAATGACAGTTTGATGCCATTTTATCGCAAGTTGAGTCCAAAAAAAGGAGGAATGAACGAGTATGAGATGATATATAATCCAGAAACCGATAAATATGACTACACACATCGGTTGGTGGCTAAATCGTCTGGAATAGAAACTGACAAGGAAAATAGAATTTTGCACCACAAGAATTTTAACAAATACGACAATACTCCGCCAAATTTAGAACCAATGGAATTCTTTGCACATCGCCAATTGCACGCGGACCATTGTAAAAAAATTCTACACTCACCGGAAGTGACAAAAAAACGTTTGATGGGTATAGACAAGTATCTTCGTTCAAGTTCTAGACGCGAGCGATTGAGTAAAGAAATGAAAGGAAAACCGGTACTGGATTTTATTAAATACAATTCTTCCGACCTTCATCAATCTCACAATAGTGTCAGGGCAAAGAATAAAACAGAAATGTGGAAAGATCCAGTTCGGTCTGATATGGCAAAGTTTCGAATGAAAGTAAAATGGTCAAGTAAAATGTTGGATATATACAATGAAGTAAAGTTTAATGGGGGTTCTCCAATCTCCATGCAAGCGGCATATCAATCTTTAAAAAATAATCCAAAATTTATTTCCGAGTGGTCTTCTCTTAATAACAGAGAATTTCGAAGAATTCAAAAAGAAAATATGGATTCATTTGTGGTGTCCAATCACAAAGTTGCTCGGATTGAAGTTGTTAATGAAACCGCCGACGTATATTGCATGACCGTGGTTGGTCCAAATGGAGAAGATGATAGGCATAATTTTGCAGTATGTGGAAGAGATGCCAATGGTTCAATCATGCCAAACAGTGGAGTATTTGTAAAGAATTGTAAATATGGTGATTTTTTCTTGAGATTGGAAATATCACCAGAATATGGCATTCACTTGGTGCATCCAATCAGTCCATATGAATTGACTCGTGTTGAAGGTAGTGATCCAAAAAATCTTAACTATGTCAAATATCAGCATGATGGTATGGGTGGTGGTATGGAA